TATGGCTGGCGGCAGCTTTACCCGCCAGCGCGTCGCCGGTGGCTTTGGCGTCGGCCGCCGCGCCGGAGACTTTGAGGGCGGTGTCCACAGCCAGAGCTTCGCCGCCCGAATTGAAAGAACCATATGCCATAAAATCACTCCTAGTTCTTTACTGTGTTGATGATGCGATACTGTGCCTTGATGGCCGCAGTCGGAGCTTTCTTGGCCCGCAGCCGCAGCTTCCCGGCCATGCTCTCGGTGGGGATAAAGCCTGCCGTTCGCGCCACACTGTAGGATTCCGGTGCAGGTGTGACATCCACGATGTCGGTGGCCCGAAGCCCCGCGATGGAGATGTCACAGTAGTAATAGCTGGTGAGGGTGGAATCCCTCGCCCAGCCGGTCGTCGGAATCGTAAAAGACACCGCCGCCGTGATGTCCTGCTTTTCGTCGAGGCCATCTGCTGTGGCCGAAGCAAGGTCGCCAAGGGCGGCGGTATACTTTTTCATGTAGCTGCAGAGTTCGGCGAGGCCTTTTGTCAAAAGTGCTTTTACCTTTGCCATAGAGCCTCCTTGTGGGCCTTAGTCTGCCAGCATGTCAGCGATGTCCTCGACGCTGAAGTCCTCGACATCCTCAGTGTGCAGGACGTTCGCGGGCTCAGTGTAGACGGTAACTTCCTTGCCGTTGACCTTAATGTTGCCGTTGGTGTCGGATGCCTCGACCTTGGCGGTGCTGACGTAGAGGCCGTCCTCCTTGAGGGTCAGGGCGTTACCCTCGGCAGTGGAGACATTGACCTTGACATCCACCTCATAGCCAGCGATGGTGACGGTGGTGGAAGTATCCTTGCCGACGGCCTTAGCCTTGTAGGTATCCACCAGCGCAGCCATGCTCAGGAAAGAGTAGGTGCAGGAGTCAGGGTTCTCGCCCTTGACGGCCAGCACCATGACGGGCTTGCCGTCCAGCTTGGGGTCGGTCGAGCCGGGATAGGTGGCTGCGCTGAACGCGAAGCTGGGGACGAACTCGGTCTTTGTCTGGTCGAGGAACATTTCGGCGGGGAAGTCCACGGTAAAGGCGGCGTCACCGGTCTTGTCGGTGCTGGTGAAGAAGCTGATGGTGTTGCCGGTCACATCCAGAGACTTGATGGCCTTTTCAGCAGCGGTCTGGATGGGGGCGAACGCTTCCTTCTTTACAAAGCCCTTCTTGACCTCAGCGGCCAGATTGCGGATGGAGTCAGCGGTGGAGATGTTCTTGGACATAGTGTTTTTTCCTTTCTTTTACTTCAAAATTTCAGCGATTTCCTGAGATAACTTTTCGTCGTTCACGAGGTCGTCGCTGGTCACAACGGTGTCTTTGCGGACGGTCAGCGCGTCGGTGGCGTCAAAGGCAAGGCCGTCGCCGATGCTGACGGCGATCGCGCCGCTTTCATCGCGTTTGAGGCCCTGCCCGATGGTCACATTGCCAGATGCATTGGAGCCACCTACTTTCCCGGAACCGTTCAGGGTAAGCGTCACATGGATGTCGGCCGCCGGAACACGCTGCGAGAAGAAACGGACAGAGCCGTCGCGGGTCTCACAGGCGTTGAGGACGCCGGCCCTCGCGGTCACGGCGAAGTCATTGACATCTGCGCCGCCGCTGGGGATAAGTGAGCTGTCGCTGTCAGCCAGCGCGGCATCGTAGATGTACTGGTAGGGGCCGGTGTCCGGCAGGGGAGTCCAACCATCAGCGCGGAGGACGAGGCTGTACTCGCCGAAATACCCGCTGCCGCTGTGGGTCTGAATGAGCTTTTTGACCTGTGCTTCGGTCATGATCTGGCCGGACTCCTCGATGCGCTTTACCGCCGCACTGGCGGCAGCCTCGATGACCGAGGCGTGGGCGTTGGGGTCGGAGTCGTGCTGTTCCAGCTCTTTTTCGACCAGCTGCATGATGGCCTGCACCTGCGGCGATACGGTGACGCTGATGTTGGCGTTGTTGGAGACGGCCAGCAGGACGGCCAGCTCGATTTTGAAATCGCTGCTCGTGCTGGCGGCGGGGATCTCGACGCCCCGGTCATCCTGCACGACCATGAGCAGCGTTTCGTCCGGGCCGGTGTCCAGTTTGCCGTATACCCCCACCTGATGGCAGATGTAGGCTGTCTGCCCGGCTGTGATCTGGATGCTGACCCGCCGGGCGGGCTTGCCGTCGTTCTCCACAGTGTCGATGCCGAGGATGTCCACCTCGTGTGTCTCGCCACTGAGAGTGACGGCTTCTGCGAGGTCAGAGTCACTGGCCTCGGTGGCCGCCAGCGCACGGGTGATGATGAGTGCGCCGCCGGAGACCGACTCCGACAATAAGGCAGCGCCCGCGCGGGTATACGCGGCTTTTTCCCAGCTCATATCGTTATTCCTCCAATCTTGATGGTGATGGTCTCGCAGGTGTTGGCCAGTCTGCTGCCTGCAAGGGCCGGCGCACTGACCGCTTTCGGGCCGATGACGCCGGGCAGAGCCACGGTGGCCTGCACCCGGGTGCTGCTGGCTGCACTGACTGCATATGCCCGACCGGTGACTTCCTTCGGCCCGATGACGCCCGGGATGCGGACGGTGCAGGTGGTGACTGCGCTGCACGGGGCAGAGGCGGCGTAGGCTGTAAGATGTGCCTCTTCCAGATACGCGATGTACTGCAAAAACAGATTTTGCGGAGACATCGCGTCTACCAGCTCCATCGTGTCGGCATAGGTGTCCGTATAAGGCATCGTGACCCGAAGGGTATAGCTGTTTTCCGGGACTTCGGCGGCAGAAGAACCTACTCCGTAGATGTTGTTCAGTACATTCTGCAGCTGAGGCAGAGTATAGGGCAGCTGACGGTTCAGCGCGGTAAGAATGCGGATACGCCGGACATCGAGGCTGTCCGATGCCTTCGGAACAAGGGCGAGGATGTGCTCCCACCGGGCGAGACCGCGGTCTCCGGTAGTCAGAATGAAGAGGTCGTCCTGAAAAGCAGCGACACTGTCCCACAAAGCCGAGAATTCCGGCTGCTGCGATGCCATTGCCGCTTTGAATGCCGGAAGGTCACGGAGAATGAAGGGAAGATAGTTTATCAGCTGTCGTTCCATCCGCAGCCTCCTTAACTTATCGCGGCTGCATGAGCCGAGATAGTGCCAAGAACCGGAATATGGTCACTGGTGAGCGTCAGATTCGATTCCCGGCCATTGAGAGCCGTGCGGCCCACATCAAGGATTCCGGGAACAGTAAGCAGATGACTCTCGACCTGGGCGACGCGGACAATGAGCGGACCGTCGGTGTCGGCCCAGCTCTGGGTCAGCTCCCGGAAATAGTCCTTCACGGCGTCGGCTGCTGCGTCGCAGACGTCTTCCCATGCCAGTCCCCGACGGCAGTAGACGGCAAAGTCGAGGTTTATGACCTCTTCGTCGGCGCCGTATACTTTGACTACATGGCCGATGGGGGCAAGGCCGAGACCTTCGCCGGCATTCTGGGTGGGGTCGATGGTCGTCTGCACCAGCTCCACGAGGGTGGACGACGGCTTGCTGAGAGTACTGTCCAGAATGACAAGTTTGACGGTGCCGCCGATGGTCAACTTGCTTTGAGAAGCCGCAAGATACATCGTATCGAGCCAGTTCTTTATTTCTTCCGGTATGCCGGGAAGGGTTTCAAGCCATGCATCCGTACCTTCCGGCGGGATAAGGCTCGCAGATGTAATGTCCGAGTTCCATGCCCGATATACCTTGACAGCACCCACACCGGGGATAGCGTTGACCTTTTCGATGTAGTCCTGCCGATTTCCACCGAAAGCCTGCGCATGGAGACTGCTGAAGTAGCGCTGCCGGAATATTTCGGTAGCTTCTTCGTCTTCGCCCGGAATGAGCAGAGCGGTGACTGTGCAGGTCTCAAGGCCCTTGACGTATTCGATGGGAATACAGGTGTCGCTGTAGTCGTTGCCAGCCTCGCCTGGTGTTTCGCAGGTGATTTCGTATACACCGGCGGCGACGCGCTTGGTGATGGCATAGTTCAGCGCCCCAATGGAGAATCGAGTCCCCAGCGAAATTTCTATCTCGGCGGGGGTGGTGGTCAGCTCCAGAACTGCGGCAGATGCAGCCTGCGGGGAAAGCCCCCGCTCTGCAGCTCGCCGGATGAGGTATTTCCGGCTGGCAGTATCGGCAAATCCGTTGTTGAGGGCTTCTTCTACCGCGATGTTCAGGTTGACCAGCTCCACCGCGCCGGGGGCGTTGGCGTACCAGATGAGGGAGCCTTCCCGGGTGTCCAGATCTCCGGGAACGCGGGCCATCTCCCGTTTGAGGATGGCGTCATAGGTCTGTTCCGACACTCAGATAGTCACCTCCGTTTCGGATTCGATGTCACCATAGATGGTGTGAACGGTAAATGTAGCGGCGATGGACTTCTTGTGCTTTTCAAAAGAAAAGTCGTCCACTGCCGTGATGCGGTCATCCTGCAGGAGCGCTTCCCGGACGCAGCGTTCGATTTCCGGGATACAGAAGTCAGGGTCCTGTCCGATGAGGGAGTGAAGCTCTACGCCGTAGTTCCAGCTGTGGATGAGCCATGCATACCGTTCGGTGTTGAGGATAAGATAGATGGCCTGTCGGACGGCTTCTTTGCCGTCTATCATACCGGGACCATTCAGACAAAAGGTCTTCCCGGGACGTGCAGCTATAGTGACAGCACCCCGAAGGTCGATATTCGTTTTGGGGGTCACAGCCATTCTCCTTTCAGCTCGGGGATGGGACTGATGCGGTCGAGAACAACGTACCGCTTGCCTTTCTGGATACGGGCCAGAACCACGACATCACCTTCCAGCAGGGCATTGTGGATCTTGACCTTTTTGGTGCCGACATACTTGTGCCGGTGTGAGGTGGGCAGAGCGGTCGCACCGTCCGAGGTGCTGTGCTGGTGCTCTTTTTCAAATTCCGTCCAGTGACTTACATCGATGTCCATCTCGTAGTCGGTCACATTCCGGGTCAGTACCAGCATCGGTTCCAGCAGGGTCGCTTTCTGGTCGAGCTGTATCTTGAGCGGAGAGGCTGAGACGACCGTACCAAAGAGCAGCTGCACAGGCTTGTCTGCGGCGATAGCCTCCGCCGCTGCCCGCTTGATGGTATCAATAGGGTCAGCCACTGATAAATTCACCTCCGATAAGTGTCAGGTCCATGGAATGCCGCTCACCCTGAAAGCTGTGTGTGACCTTGTGGACCACCATGTAGTTACACAAAGTCATGTCCGGCAGGGTGAGTGAAACGATGATAGAGCAGCCTGCCCGGACTCGTGGGTCGCCAAAGACACCTTTGAGTCCCAGAGAGCGGGTGCGGTTGTTATAAAGCTTGAGCAGGGCATTGGCCTTGGCCTGCACACCGGTGGTGGTCTTGATCTGCTCACAGTATTGCAGCACGCCCCATTTGCTGATATTGCTGCTGTCCTGAGCAACATACAGCTCCCGCTTGCCGGTCTTGTCGTTCTCGTAGAAAAGCTTGACCTTGTCGTAGGTCTGGCTGTCGATGCTGGTCTGGTAGGTGTAGCTCTCGCCGGTCTCGGCATCCACCACGAGATCAAGCTTCAGCTGGTTGATGTTTCGGAGGCAGAGCCTGCCCACATCATCGTAAAGCACGTAGAGCTTGCCGGTGTTGGTCAGCGTTTCATCCAGCGCATTCTGTATCATGTCGAAGAGGGTCTGGTTCTGCTCATCGATAATGTCGATAACATGGCCGGTATCTTCGATGGTGCCGGTCTGCAGGCGGAAATCTTCGGCCAGCCGTTTGAGCAGTTCCGAGGCTTTCAGGCCGGTGCCAATAAAGGTGTCCTTGTTCTTGAGATAGCGCAGCTGGTCATAGGCTGTCACGCTGATAAGGCCGTCGCTGACAGACTTTTTGGCGAAGACATAGCCATAGAACATATCGATGCCATCCACAGACAAATGGACGCGGTCGCCCTCTTCGAAATCGAGGGTTTCGTCTGCGAGGACTGTGAACTTGAGAGTGCCGGGCGCGCCCTTCCGCTCCAAAGCAAGCGAAACACCTTCCTGCACGACTGGGTACAGGGGCATCCCTTCATGCTCTAAAAACAAAGAATATGACATACCGTCACTCCCTCAAATCAAGCAGTGTTCCAGCTTCGGGTGTGTTGGTGTTCAGCCCGCTGCGCTTGGCAATGGCCTGCCAGCTGTCTCCGCTGCCGGTCAGCTGCTTGGCGATATTCCAGACGGTGTCGCCCGCCTTGGTGATGTAAGTGGCCGGAGAGGGGGCGGACGGTGCAGGCCGTGTCGAGGTGACGGACGCGGTCAGAGTTCCGTCCTCAGCCTGCGTGATGTCAGCCCGTTTCGTGCCGTAGCTTTTCCACTGTTTCAACTCGATCTGGACCGTAGTGTCCAGACCCTCCGAAGCATCATCAACGATTTGATAGTCCTCCAGAGCGACGGTCATGTTGGTGTAGTGCAGCATCCCGCCGCCTGGCTTCGTGCGGACGAGTATCCACTGGAAGCCGGTGTCCCGCTGGGAGAGCCGCTGGAAATAGGCGAGGTAGTAGCTGGGCGGCAGAACGACGGAGGAAGAGAACGGATAAGCCCTGTGGGGAAGCAGCAGCTCAAACGAAACATCCGACAGGCCCGGCGTCTTGAGCAGGTTGATCTCTTCGCCGTTCAGCAGGTTCATGGTCTTGTTCTGACCATTGACCTTGACCGTCACCTTGCCCGGGCAGACGGGCATCAGCAGGCCGTTGAGGAACATCTTATAAGCCATTATCCATGCACCCCCTCATAGCTGACATCCAGCTTTTCGGCGAACCAGTCCGCCCAGTAGTCCATGATACCGTCCACATCTACATCCTTCGAGATGCTGTTGTGGTTGGTCTGTTCGATGCGGACTTCGGCAGTGGTGAAGCGGTTGATGGCCTCCCGCTCGGCGATGTCGCGCAGATATTTCAGCTCTTCGCTGGTAATATCCAGTTTTTTCGAACTTGCGGCCGTGTTGGCTGCGGTGAAGCCGGAGTTCTGCTCGATGCGCTCGAGGGTATTGCCGAAGTCGAATGCGCCCATCGAGTCCATCGAGAAGCCGTCAAAAAGGCCGCTGACCTTGCTGTCCACGCCTTGGCCGAAGGAATAACCTGCGTCCCATGCGTCAGAATACTGGATGCGCTGGATACCGCTGTAATCGCCCCGGTCGAGGGTGATGGCTGTGTCGTTCTTGCCCCACTGGGTCACAGAGCTTTTCAGATCCTCGAGACCTGCCGTCCAGCTGGTGCCAAAGATAGCATCAATAATGGTGGTTACGACCTGGCCGAGAGACAAGAACCAGCTGATGATCTGGCCGATGAGGTTGGCCACCGCGCCACCGAAAGAATCGAAGCCGCCGTTTGCAGCATTCAGGACCCATTCGATGATGCCGAGGAAAAAGTTCACGAATGTGCCGATGATAGCGAGAAAGCTGTTGTAAACCCCGATGCCGGTGTTCAGGATGAGCGATGCAGCCACGGCAAAAATGCCGCAGATAATGCCCGTCGCAGAAATCGCAGAACCGGTCATGTTGTTGATGGCAGCCACTATCAGATAGATGGCGGCAACTACAGCGATAATGCCAACGATTACCCACGTCAGCGGGCAGGACAGCAGGGCGGCATTGAAGCCGTACTGTGCAGCAGTTGCGCTGGCGGTAGACATGGCAGCGGCCTGCTCGGAGGCCGAAAGTGCAGCGTTTGCCGCTGCTGCCTTGTATGCCTGGACGGCGGCGATGCCTTTCTGGATGTTGCTGATGGCCGTGAGGGCATTATTGGTCAGCAGGTAGCCGTTGTAGAGCAGCATCGCAGCGGCAATGCCAAAGATGAGAGGTTGGATGATGCCCCAGTTGTCGATGAAGGCCGAAGTGATGGAGAGAAGAACATCCAGCGTCACAGTGCCGGCTTTCGCTGCCGCCGCAAGCCCGTCCAGCAGGCCGTTCGTGACGGCAGAAAACTTGTCGGTGTTGGCGATGTCGTTTATCCTCTGCAGGATGGGGCTGAAGATTGAGAGGGCTTTGTTCTGCATCGAGGTCCATATCTGGCCCCACGTCATGGGCATGGACTCGAAGGCCGCGTTGGTCTCATCTGCCGCACCCAACAGCGCGTCTTTCACGACTTCTGCCGTGACGGCACCTTTTTCTGCATAGGACTTGATGGAGCCTTCTGCGATGCCCATGTACTGCTCGATGATGCGGGCGATGCCGGGGGCGTTCTCGAGGACGGAGTTCAGCTCTTCGCCGCGAAGGACGCCCATGCCCATGGCCTGCTTGAGCTGGAGCATGGCAGCAGCCTGGCCCTGTGCGTCTGCGCCGCCGATGACGAACTGCTTGTTGACCTGCTCGATGAAGGAGATGAGCTCGTCATTGCTGCTGAACGCGGCCTTGGCATTGGCACCCATACTGGCAACAGCGGAGGCTGTGTCAAAGTAGGCGGCGCGGGAACGCTGGGCCGATGCCATGATCTTGCGCTCCAGCTCTTCGACGGACCCGCCGTCATCAACCGTTATACCTACGCGGGCGTCTGTATTTGCCAGCTTGTCTGTAAGCTGGCTGTCGTCCACATCAAGCCCTACGTGTACGCTGGCATCGGCCAGCTGAGGCACTGGTTCCTGCTGGTCCACGATAAGATTCAGGCGCGCTTTGGTGCTTGCCAGTTCGTCCGAGAAGCCGACTACCTTTTTGATGGCAGCCAGACCGCCCACAGTGGCGACGAGGCTCTTGAATCTGCCCAGCAGAGTATCCGCCGCCGAAGAACCGCCCCGGATGGAGCTGTTCAGCTCGTTCTGGGCGTCGTCTGCATTCCGTATCTGCTCTTCGGTGCGGGTAAAGTCAGACATGACTCCGGAAAGCTCTGCCCGGGCCTGCCGGATGCTGGAAACATCAATGGCTCCGCTGGAAGCGGTATTCAGTGCTTCGAAGCTGTCCATCACGACGTTCATCGCCCGGTGCATGGTGCGCAGCGGGCCGGAGACGCCGTCATAAAGGGAAATCGCTGTCCGAATGGTCGCCAAACGGCGTCACCTCCTTTTGCTCTTTCGTTCGGCTTCTTTCTGCCGTTTCTTTTCTTCCTCTCCGCGTACTTCGCAGGAGGCGATGATAAAGGCTCTCTCTTTCCGGGACAGGGAGAGAAAGGCGGAGGGGATGAGGTGCAGTTCCTGCAGGCAATAGTGGGCGATATTCGCCTCCTCATCGCCCTCGGTTATCAGTTTTTTGCGTCGTCCACCTCATCCTGCAGGGGAACATCGAAGCCGCAGACCTCCTGCACCTTCTGCAGGTATTCGGCATACTCGCCGGAGGTGAGCATGGTCTTGAGCAGGTTTTCTGCGCCCATGACCTTGTAGCTGTCCTGCAGAGCTTTATCGTTCAGATTGGGGTACACGGTGCAGGCAACAGCCAGCTTACCCAGATACAGGTTGTAATCCGTCTCCTGCTGGTACTGGTTGCGCCGGCCGGGGACCGGCACACGTTTGACACAGCTTTTACGCAGAGATTCATCTTCTGCGCCGGTGATGGCTTTGAGCTTCCACTGCAGGGGCTTGCGATTGCCCTTTTTGTCCGTTTCATCAGACAGGAAGCGTTTGGAGACCACAAAAGCGGCCTCCTCTTCGGGAGGAATGGCGTTTTCGGCCAGAAATGCACTCAAATCCATATCAAAAATCCTTTCTTGTTAAAAAATCACTGCATCCCGTCCAGCAGGGTGAAGTTTTCGGGGATCTCGAAGTCCTCGAAGGTGAAATCCATATCCTCGTCGATGTATTCGGCATCGGCGTCGAATTTGGCCAGGATGCCGCCGTTCATATTGCAGTCTTTCAGGATGACCGTCTGACGACCCACCGAAGAGGTAGGGTCTTCGTTGGTACACTGGATGTCGAAATAGATGTCCTCGCCGGTGTCCTTGTAGCGCTTGAGCAGACGGCGGAAGATGGGCATATTGTAGTGAAAAGTGGCAGAGCCGGTGCCTTTCCAGCCGGTGGCTTTGTTGCCCTTGCCGGTCTTGCCCAGAATGGGGACCTCGGATTTGGTCTTTTCCACCTTGGCCTCCAGCTTGATGGCCTGCATGAGGTTGTAGCGGTTGCCCTCAATGGTGACGTAGCACTCGGCCAGAGAGGCCGAGACGGCGTCCTTGGCGTTCATGATGTTTGCCATAAAATGTCCCTCCTTTCTTTAGTTGACGTAGACCGTCATGTACAGCTGCTCCATCGCGTTCACAGGCTTGACGTGGTCGGAGACGACAACGGACTTTTTGCTCTCGCCCTTCTCCACGGTGATGCCTTCGGGGTCGAAATCCTCCAGCGCGCGGATGGCCTGTAGCTTCTGGTGGTGGGACACGATGTCGTTCCACAGAGAAATACGGCCTGCGCCGTCGTTGGGGACCTTGCCGAGGTACTTCGTGCCGAACAGCACCGCGATGTCGTTGGCGATCTGGTCGAGCACCCGGATGGTCTGATTGGAGGAAAAGTCTGCACCCTTTTCATCGGTGATGGACACGAAGGTGTTGATGTCGGAGAGCACCCGTGTCTCACCGTCCACGTCGTGGAGCATGAAGGAGCCCTCCTGGATGCCGGCTTCCAGCTGAGTCTGGGTATAGCGGGTGTCCGGGGTATACTCGCCGTCGTAGACCATGTTGGTGGCGCTCTTGTTGACCGCAGTGCCGGCGGCCACGCCCACGACCCACGGGATGAGAGCCGCAGGGTCTGCGCCTTCGTCAGTGACGGTGTTTTTCAGGGAAATGACGCCTTCGTCATCGGCCAGATAGCGGAAGCCGATGCACTGGAACTTCTTGCCCACATCGTTGCGCATACGCTCGGTGAAGGCTGCGAAGAGCTTCTTGATAGTATCGTTGGCCGAGGTGCAGCCCAGGGCATTGAAGGTGCGGCTCTCGACGGCATCGAGGAAGGTCTGGTAGTTGCCATCTTCGACTGTGCCATTGGTGCCGCCGGTCAGCGGCGTGGATGCTGTCAGAGCCAGCACAGCATCATCCTTCCAGACGATGAAATCATTGTCCGCCAGTTCTGCGGCGGTGGAGATGCCCTCCTGCGTCTCGACCTTCTGGGTGTCGAGGAAAGTCTCCACGTCGTACAGCGGGGTCTGCTCAGTGCTGCTCTCGCTGGCGGTGATGACTACCCGCAGGGCATTGCCCCGGATGCCGGGATATTTTGCGCTGCCGAAGGCGCAGGACGCCTTGATGCCGCCCGAGTCCAGACGGAAGAAATGCACGGTCTTTGCGTGACAGAACACCTCCCGCATGGGCTGCAGTGCTGCGGCGGTGTAGGAGTAGCCGAAGAGCTTCTGACTGTTCTTGAGGAAATCGCCCTGCTCTACCGTGAAGATCTCGCCCTGCGGACCCCAGTTCATTTCGAGAGGGAGGGCCGCATAGCCGCGGTCGGAGAGGGTCGCCGAGGCGGCTGCCACGGAGACCGTGTTGATGTACGCGCCCGGCAGGCGCTTGTTCTGCACCAGAAAGGTGCCGCCGCCCAGTGCCATATCAGTTCACCTTGCCTTTCATAAACTTGCGGATGGCCTCTTCGGCCTGCGCCAGCGTATATTCCTTGCCATCTTCCAGCAGGACGCTGAGCAGGTCCCGACGGCCGGCAAACCGCTTGAATGTCAGTATCTTTTCTTTCGGAAATTTCGGTTCAATCATTGGTTGACCTCCATGTGCAGCTCGCCCATCTTCTCGGGGAGGTCGATGCGGCGGAGCGTCATGTTGAAGCTGACGAAAAAGTGCAGCACACCGTCCTGCACCTCCCAGCTCATGGATGTGCCGTGGAGTTTATCGCCGTCGGGCAGCGTGATGAACTCCAGCGCCTGCCACAGCTGCCACGCAATGGCCTGCATGACAGCGTTGTCCTTTTCGTCCTCGGGGAAGAAATGGACGTCGAAGGGGCTTTTCAGCAGAAAACGGTCCTTGCCCAGCGGGGAAGGCGTGGCCTTCATCGGGAGAATGAAAAAGCAGGGTGTTTGAAAGCCCTGCTCAATATCATTCTGGTAGATGCGGTATCCAGGGCCGAAAGTGTCCCGCAGGGCTTTGGCGATGCCCTTCACGATGTCATTTTCCATGGAATGCCTCCTTCAGGGCCTCGTCTACGGCTTTCTGAACCGCTTTCGGGTACTGCTCAGAAATCTCATCCGCAGAAGTGCGCAGCATGAACTTGCCGTTCACCCAGCTGGCTTTCAGCCGCTTGCCCAGTGCAGGCACATATCGGCCCGGCGTCTGGCGGTGGCCGTACTCCACATAGGAGGCATATTTCTCCGGGTTCTCAGCGGTGATGATGTGGTCATCTCCGACCTTCTCGTGAGAAACGCGCCATGCCCGCCGGAGGGTGCCGCCGCTGTATCCAGACCAGTAACGGTCAAAGATGGAGCCACTTTTGCTGCGTAAACGATAGGTTTTTCCTTTATGCTTGCGGAATACCTGTTCGCCCTTCTTGTTGGTGGTCTGGGTGGTGTAGTCACTGCCGTTCATGGTCACGGTCATCGGCTCGTCGAAATGTGGCGCTTTGCCGACCGGCGTTCGCTTCTTCAGCTTGCTCAGCAGGGCGGCAGCGGCCTCGCCGCTTTTCTCGTCGATGATGGCGTCCAGCTTACCGCCCAGCAGTTCCTGAAGCTGTGCGTCCACTTGCGCCAACGCGCTGTAATCGCACCCGCCCTTCATGCATACCTCTCTGCCAGCTCGAGCGGGATCTCCTGATGGGTCGGGTAGACCGGCGCTGGGCCGGACGACTTATAATGGAATGCGCGCGGAATCTCACCAGGCCGCAGGACGTCGATGCGGCTGCCCGGCGGGATGACCAGCTCCGGGGAGATGAACAGCTTGACGCTCTGGCTGACCGCCGCCACGATGTCGCCGCTGGCGGTGGTCGAAGAAGAGAAGGACAGCCGGCAGGGCTGGTCTGCGTAGAGCACATTGCTTTCAAAGCGGGTCAGGCAGTCGTCAGACTCTGATTCCTGCTGGACGTAGACGGTGCAGGTGTCGGAATAAAATCGTTCCAACGCCGCACGGGCCGCAGAAAAGGTCTTTCCGAGGTTTACCATACCAGCCTCCGGTGCCGATAGATCTCGGCCATGTCGCAGTGGGTCAGCGCGTTGATGAGGGCATCGAGGCGCTGTTCCGGCGTGGTGCAGCCGTCCGTGGAGAAGGAAACCGTGGTGTCGCCCAGCTTGATGTCCTTCGCCTCGGCAGAGGCTTCAAAGCCGTCCAGCTGGCCGCAGCACTTCTTCATCCGAAGATACTCGCCGGCGGTCATCCGCTCGGCCAGCGGAATCAGCGCCTGCGGCAGCTCATCGAGGTTGGTGAGGTCAAGCAGGGTGCTTTCCGTGGAGCGTTTTACCAGCGACAGCCACGGGTCAGTCTCATCAACGGACTCGAACCCGAGAGCGTAGAGCAGCTTGATGACGTTTTCCAGCATGGTGTGCCTCCTTATGCCGGGGTGATCTCGAACCAGCCTTGGGTCTTGGGGTTGTCGCCCTCTGCGGGCTCCATCTTGACATAGCCGACGCCGGACTTGGCATAATAGCTCTTATCCTTGTTCACGGCGGTGTCGGTGGAGGCGACTGCAGTGCCGGTGATGATGCCGACGGCCTTGGTGGCGTCGGTCATGGCAGCGACGTAGTACTTGCGGCTGTAGATGGTGTTGCGGCGGATGTTCTCCTCGCGCTGCTGCTCCACCTCGGTGCCTTTCTTGTTGAAGAGAGTGACGGCCTTCTTGGTGGCGATGACCACCTTGCCGCTGGCGGCATCCTTCTTGGTGTAGAGGTTGATGCCGCCCACCGTGCCGATGTAGCCCTGCTTGGCGAAGGACTCCACATACTTCAGGTCATCCTTGAGGGCCTTGCGCAGCTTTGCCATCTCGGCAGGGTTGACGAAGCCGAAGATGCTCACGCCTTCCAGATCCTCGAGGTTCAGCATGGCAGCGGCGTCCACGAAGGCGTCGAAGCCCAGCGCAGGGGTCACGAGGGTAAGAGTAGCATCATTGAACGCGGTGTAGATGTCGGCGTTCTGGGTGTTGAACAGGTCAACGCCTGCATGGCGGGTGCCAGTGGTGACGACCATCGGGTCGGTCATGGCATCCTCGTCGAAATAGGAAAAGCGGTTCTGCGCCAGCAGGATCTTGTAACTCTTCTCGGTGAAGTCGGCCTCGATGGTCTTGGTGTTGCCCTCGCCCTTGGTCAGCTTCTCGGTGCCGTCGGTGGCCTTGTAGACGTGGACCTTGTAGTCCATGCCTGCCGTGCCGGTCAGGGAGTTATCGACGGTGCAGAACTGCACAAGGTCGAGGTGGGAGTTGTACTGGTCTTCGATCTCGTTGGCGAGAAAGAAATTGTCGTAGGTTTTGTTGGGCATCAGGTAACACCTCCGTTGTAAAGAGCCCGGTACTCCTCAGGATGGTTGAGGGAGTAGGTGTGTCGTTCGGTGGCGCTCATGCCGCGCAGACGCTCAAGGGTCATGCCGTTGATGCCGGGAGGGTCACCCTTCTCGGCGGGCTTTGCACCCTTGAAGCCGCCCGCAGCAGCTTTCTCGAAGAGGAACGCCGTCTCTTCGTTCTCGGCCAGCTTCTTGACCTCGTCCGCAAGGCCCTTCACGGTGCCGTCGTCGGTCAGCTCTGCCTTGCTGATAAAGTCAGCCAGCAGGGCCTTGGCGGCGGTGTTGTTCTTGGCCTTGGCACCGGTCAGCGCCAGTTCCACGGCGTTGCTGATCTTCAGCGCCTTGAGCTGGGCGGCATAGTCGGCGTCTTTCTGCTTGTTGTCGGCCTGAAGCTGGGTGATCTGGGCCTGAAGGGCAGCGGCGTCCACCTTTTTCAGCTCTTCCAGCTGCTTGTCCCGCTCGGAGAGGGCAGTGCGCGCAGCTTTCAGCTCGGTGTTGACCTCATTGAAACGGCTCTTGGTCACGAAATCGCCGTTCAGGCCGTCCATGACCTTGTCTGTCTGCTCTTCGGTCAGACCCATTGCCAGCAGGTCTTCTTTCTTCATATCATTCACCTCGTTTGTTGAGTCCTGTGTTTACCGTGGGTAGGAGCCACGACTTGCCCCGCTACGTTTACCGTCTGTGGCGAGAAAGACGATGGTGCCGCTTGCAGGAATCGAACCCGCGTCCGCTGATTACAAATCAGCAGCTCTGCCATTGAGCGAAAACGGCATGAAAAAAGCGCCCTCGCCCGGAGGCAAAGACGCTTGCATGATTCAGTTTTTCTTGCGAACGAGCGATTTCAGCCACTCTTTCAAGTCAGAGAATGTCTTGAAAAGAATGGAGACCGTAATGACCAGCGCTGCGAAGGTCCAGCAGTACGCAAAGAAATAGAAAACGACAGGATGCAGCGCCATGAGCCAGAATGTGAAAAGTTTTATGTTGTCCTCCTAAAAATGGGCAAAAGAAAACCACGGTGCGGTGTGCATCGTGGTGAATGAATTATTCAATGCGGGGCGGCAGCTGGCCGATTCTCTTCAACGTGTCATAGTAGTTGCGGGAAAGCGACTGCTGAAGGACTGCAACGTCAAATCCATCATATAAAGAGTCGCAAATGTCATCGTATTTGTGATCGATGGGATGCTCCGTCAACCATTTCTGCATTTTGGAGACCTCGGACTCTGAGTATGCCTCAGCGGTAGAATTTAATGCCATGTGCTTCCAACTCCTTCAGGCTGCTCTCGACCAGCCCTGCCGCTCTGGTGAGTAAATCGGCGTCTGAGAGCTTTTTGCGCGGTGTATCAGCCATCACCAAAATCTGCTCATACAGCATTTTGATGATTTTATCAGCAGCGGCAAAATCGTAGGCCGAGGTCTTTTCAATCGCAAAAATATGACCGCTATGCCCAAGGGCGGTCATAAGTTTCAGATTCTCGTTTTTGATAAAACTTTTTAAGTCACCGTGCGAGAAAATGCCACTTGCCGGGTGCGTATGTATGACGATATACGGGGTATCAAAGTTGGGCAGCTTAACAGAGTGTCCCTCTGCGTTGCCGGTAATATTACCAGTTAGCGGCTGCATATCCAAATCGAACACTCTGCCAACCTCGACGCCGAGGGGCTGCTTGGACGCTTCCATCAGCAGCCGTTTGTGCGCATTTTGGAGCTGGCGCTGTTTGGCAGCGTCCAGAGTGTCGCAGTTAAAAGCTTTGACTTTTGCTATTGCCTGCATTGTAACAGGTTCCGGCTCGAGATTCAAGCTCTGGAAGGTGGAAACATCGGTTTTCTGTCTACCCTTCCACTCCAGCCACTTCGTTCCCGCAGGCACATAATACTTTTCGCCATCCTCCCCGCGTGCAATGCGCAGTCCGTCGGCGAAGTCCTCCGGGATGACGGGTGCGGTGGTGCAGCGGCAGCGGGGATGGAAAGGCGGCACGGTGACGCCCGGCTCATACTGGGCAAGAGGTATCTCTTTGCCGTCCAGCTGGCCGCAGATGCTGCAGGTGCTGCCGTCTAGAGTGCCGATGATCTCCACCTTCTCGACGCCCAAGTCCTTGAAGCCCTGCTTCTCGGCGAGGGCTCTGTAGTAGGCCGTCTCGGTGTAAACCAACCGCCCTGCCTTGTAGCGGTCAACGTCGAACTGTTTGGCGATAGCGTCGGTGAGCTGGGCCGGGGAGTCGCCCCGCAGCAGACCCTGCGTCAGGCCCTTATGGACGGCCTGCACGAGGGCGTTCTTATTCGTCCAGCAGCGGTCGCGGAATGTGCGGTCGTCCGTCGTCCATGCCTTGGAGGTAAGGGCGTCCAGCTGGGTCTTGTCGAGGGAGACGGTTTTGAACTTCACGTCGAGGCCCTTGGTGGTTTCTCTCAGGGCGCCGGTGTAGGCGTCGGCTGCCGCCCGGCGTACAGCCTCTGTGAGCTGTGTTTCCTGCCCGGCATACAGTTCCTCTATCTGCTGGCGAATCTGCGTCTCCACGGCTTCCAGCCGGGAAATGTGGACTCTGGCGGAGGCGTTGCGCAGCTGGCGCTGCCACGTTTCATCCAGTCCGGCCTTCTGGGCTGTCTCTATGTACTTCGCCACGTCCCAGCGGAACTCTTCAAGCTCCTTCGTGCTCAGCAGACGCCGGGACTCGATGAGAGAAACACCGTTGTCGTCAGCGAAGCGGGCGCACCAGCTGTCCAGCTTTTTGCGGGTCTGGTACAGAGCCTGCCGGTACAGCGCTTCTATTTCCCGGAGTGCAGCCTGTGCGGTCTTGTAGGTGCTGCGTTCCAGCAGGGAGAAGCGCCCCCGCCAGTATTCAGAGTTCTTCACGGCGGGTCACGCTCCCTGTTATGTATTGAAGGTAGTGGGTGTATAGCTGTCCTGAGCCTGTGCGGCCTTTTCTTCCGCCAGACGGGCAAGCTCGGTCTGGGCGTCCGTTACCCACGGATGCTGCTCAACGATGGTCCGGTTGGAGAGCAGCCCCACCGAGTTGCGGCAGTTGGTGATGCTCTCCGTCTCGTTGATGAGCATATCGCGGTTGAACACGATGGTGACAGGGACATCCTCGAAATCGCCCTTGCCCCGGTTGACGAGGTCTTTGTTGATGAACCAGAGCAGGTCTTCGAAGGCGGCCTGAAATTCGGTCTCCATGCCGTTTGCATCGAGGTCGATGTCAGCGTACATACTCTGGATGTTCATCTGGTTGGGATTACCGGAGAGACGGTCATCCTTGGCGTCGTAGCTCTTGGCGTTCTCGATGAGGGCCTTTTTCAGCAGGTCGAGGATGGCTTTGTAGTTGTCGGAGTTGACCTCGACGGTCAGTTTTTCCACGCCGCCATCATCCCGCACCTTGACCGCGCCGTAGGCCGAAAGGTTTTCCCGGAACTTCCCCAGGTCCTCACCGTCGTAGTTGCGCAGGATGAGGATGGTGTTCCGGGCATCCTCCTGCATATTGTTCGTGAAGTCGGAGAGCAGGGTGTTGATGGCGTCCTGCAGGCACTTGACCCGCTGGATGAGCGGGAGCTCCTGCTTGTTGTACTTGAAGGGGATGAGCGGGATGCGCTCCCAGTTATAGCCGGTGTCAGGCCCATCCGGCCCGGGACCGGTAAAATATGTTTCGTACTCTCCGGCAACAGTGTCCGGCAGCAGCATATCGTTCTGAAAGATGTAGCGGTGGATGCCGTCCTTTCTGAACAACTCCACCTTTTCGACGGTCTCTTTTGTGTAGCCGTTCCAGACCTCCTGCGTGTAGAGCCGGGCGGCGCAGTCCAGCCGGGTATGGTCATCGTCAGCCCAGAAGGGCAGCACCTCGTATCCGGAAAAGCGCTTGAATGCCAGATGGCCGTCTTCGCCATAGTAGGGGTAAAGCCAGGCCAGACCGTTGTTCAGTGCGTCTTCGGCCAGATATTTCAGCTGCCGGAAGAAGCCGCGGTTGAAGTATCCCGCCAGCAGGTCGGAATAGGTCTGGTCTTCGCAGCTCACCGTGAAAGGCTTGCCCACAAAGTAATTCACCTTCTGGTCAACGGCCTTCGCATACTGGTTGTCGATGAGCTTGTTGTTGGGCAGATTCTTCACCGGCACAAGATTGCCGTCCCGCCCGATGGCCATCCGCTGGCGATTCAGGATCTCATGCCGGCCCTCGTAGTAGTCGGAGCCTTTTATCTGCGTCCTGCGCTTTGGGCTGGCTTTCCATTCTTTGATTTCCGCGGCAAACTGATTCTCTGTCATGCAGGTGGCACGCTGGACGATGAGACGGTTGATCTTCTCCATCACGCCGTTCACGATAAGATTCATAGATGTACCTCTCAGTCAAAGCTGTATGTCGGTCCGCACTGGATGTCCTCCATCGCGTATCGCATGGCGTCCATCAGGTGGTTGAAGTCGTCGATGGGTTTTCCGGTCTTGTTGCCGAACTTATCCTTGGCCCATGTGTAGTTTGAAATTTCGGTCAGGAAATTCACGCAGCGGGGATGTACCACAATACGGAAGTTCTGGATGTACTGGATGCCGCTGCGGATGGAGTCTGGGCCTTTGCCCGCCGGGCGGATGCGGCGAAGACCCTCTTCCCGCAGCTCATCGAGGCTCTTCGGCTCGGCGCTGTCGCCCCGGATGCGCTCCTTGGCGTATCCCATGCCGTAAATGCGCTGGTAGATGGCCCGGTTGGTCAACCCGCGTTCATAAAGCTCATCGAACACCCAAATGGTCATCTCCTTTTCGCTCACCAGCCCGCAGAAGAATGCGGTCGGGTCGTTGGTGTAACCGAAATCAAGGCCGAATGCACTCTTGACGTCCGGCCTTGCCGCTATGATGGTCTTGTCGAAGGCTTCCTCCACCCAGTTTTCGAACACCAGACCGTCCACGATGCCCCATTCGCCCAGACCGGCGACGCTGTAGCGGCGGGGGTTCTGAACCTTCATCCGCTCAAACACCCGGCGGTCGGCATCGTCGAGCCATTCGTTGCAGGTGTAGTTCGTGGTCAGCGCCAGAGTATCGGGGTCGGGGGTGTCAAAAAAGCGGGCTTTGAGCCAGTGGTGCTCGTTCCACGGGTTGAAGGTCAGTGTGATCTGCTTGAACAGCCCCGTCTCGGGTGGGATAGCGCCACGAACAGACTCGTCTATCATGTTGAAATCGGCTTCGGAGCTGATTTCATATGCCTCCTCTATCCACGCCCAGCACAGATACCCGTGCTCGGCCGCGATGGACGTGACCTTGAGCGGGTCATCCAGACCACGGAACAGGATCTTCTGTCTAGTGGGCTTGTAGGTCAGTTCAAGGGGGCTTTCCTTCACGTCCCAGAACGCCTGCACACCGAGGCGGCTGATAGCCCATTTCAGGTCGGTGAAACAGGAGTCGTGCAGGGTGCGGTACACCTTGCGGATGACCAGCAGGTTCGCCTGCGGGTATCTCATCAGGTTGACGATGTACCACAGCGCGGTGGTCTTGGACTTCTTCGAGGCACGAGAGCCTTTGCAGACCCGATAGCGGCCTTTGAACCGCCAGAAGGTGCCGTAGCCCTGGCCGACGATGTCCGGCAGGTGGAGCTGGCTTGCGCGGGGGTCAGTCAACAAGCTGTTCATCGCCGGAGATCACCACCGGAATCGGCCCGCCCAGTTCTACGTTGTCCTTGAACATCCCGTAGCGCTTGCCGATGAGCTCGGCAGCTTTCAGGCGATCTCTCGCGGAGACATCGATGTCCTCGATCTCCTGCATCCCGTCGCCGCACAGCACGAGGGTCTGTTCCTTGTGCTTGCCCCGCATGACCGAGGTGAGATATTCCAGAACCTCCTGTGCGTCGGCGGTCTTTTCGGAGTGGAGCTGGGCAAGGCGGTCGTCGATGTAGGCTCTCATCTCAGGATTGAATTTGCCTGAGGGTTTTTGAGGGTTTCCTTCATTGAGCCATTTGCAGGCATTTCGAGCGGTTTTAGGCGAATACCCTGCACGGAGAGCCGCTTTGGTAGCGTCGCTGTCCACAAGGTATTCGTCACAAAAGCGCTTCTGTCGGTCGTTCAAAGTATCCACCACCTCTCCTGCACAAAAATGGAGCAGCCGGGAGGGGGCGGCCCTCCGTCCGTCTGGTCACGCCAGCGCTCTCGCGGCTGAGCTACGGCTGCATAAAAAATCCCCGCACATTTCTGTGCAGGGAAGAAAGTCCTTGAAGCAGCCTCAGAAAGCTCAAGAAGGAGAAAAATGCCTGTCAAGCAGCAAAAAGTCCAAAGGAGCAATTCATCATGATGGAGGAAAAGTTTCGGAGGCTGCGTGTATCGGTGGGCCTTTCCGGCTCTGCCGATGGTATCATTTTACACCGGAAGAGAGTGAACGCACAATGAACGGATACTGCACAGTTTCAGAGTTTCAGGTGTTCAATGGCCCGGCGGCGCAGGGCGAAAATGCCACGGGAAGTGAAATTCATGTCTGCGGCTACCTGCTCCCATTTCAGGCAGTCCAGATAGTATTTGCGAAGAGCGCAGTATTCGGCGGAGTCCAGCTGCACAAGCACGGCATCGATCTCCGCAAACAGAGCATTACAGACGGCCAGCTGTGCGTAGGCACGGCGTTCGGCTTCTTCTTCACGCTCCACTGCCCGGGCGAGGCTCTGCCCATCCTTGCTGCCGCCCGGCGCAGCGCTGAGGTTCTGGGTGATGTGCCGGGTGGCTTCCTGCGCCTCTGCCAGCCGGTAGGAGAGCCGCTGGTAGAGCTTTTCGGCTTCCCGATAGCGGGAGAGCCAGCTTATCTTTTCCTCGTAGGTCATGCCAGCTCCTCCACCTGCACGAACACGCCGCAGATGTCGGCCCAGAACTTCTCGACGATCTCGCTGCACACCTGGGCGTCGTCGTGCCAGAAGTGCAGGCGGGTCATCTCGTCCTTGAGGGCTTTTTCCAGATTGTCAGTGTCGGGCTTGGAAGTGCGCCAGCTGCCGTCCGGACGGCCCTCGGCGGGGAACATCCACTTGACCAGCAGACGCACCGGACGGCCCGCCGGGATGGGCTTCTCAGGGGCGTGGGGCGCAAGGTAGGCGTGGAGCTTGGCACGGGCGGCTTTCAGTTCAGAGCTGTCATGCAGCACGGCGCAGGGCTTGCCGCCCTTCATGTAGGCATGAAGCTCTTTGGCGTTATGGGTAGTGGTGGGCGGACGCATAGGGATAAAAAACTGTGTGGTCATTTCGTACCTCGTTTTCTTTTTTTGTATCAGCGGCCAACGTGATGGGGAGGGTCCCCGGAGGATGGGGGCTGTGGTCGCCCCATCCTCTGGGATACCCCATCACACATTGCAGTGCAGTCATGCTATTATATATAGGCTATTTTGCACTGCAAATGTTGCAGTCATAGCGGCTATTTCTGCAATTTTGCAGTTTTTGCTGTCGTGCAAAATAGCGGCTATTTCTGCATTTTTACAACAAGATGTAATTACAAATATAACAGGGCGTTTAACCTTTGCTGCCGGGCTCCTTGCGGCCAACCTTCTCGCCGTCGATCCAGAAGCGCCCGTCTTCTTTCAGACGGTTCTTGACGGTGCGGGGCTTCAGATCCATATACTCGCCGAGGCTGTAGACGGTGACCTCACCGTCCATCATGCAGGCTTCAAAAGCGGTGTCCAGCTCAGCCTTCCTATCCTTGGACTGCTTGGCCTTGTCACCCCAGCGGCGGCTCGCGCCCTTTGCGCCCAGTGTGCGGAAGTCGCTGTCCGGCTGCAGATCTTCCAGAAGCCCGCTGTCCAGCTTATGCACCGGATAGTCAAACCAGAGGTTCACCGGGGCAAAGCTTGCAAACTCGCGGAGGGTGCCTTCGATGCGCCAGGCAGTCATGCTGTCGGCTTTCTTCTGAGCCGCAGCCACTTCGGCGTCGATGGCCCGCAGGTCGGCGAGGCCAAGCTTTTCTTTGGCGATGGTGAGCATCCGGCTCTTGCTGAGGGCGTCATCCGGGCCGTAGGCGTCGGCATGGCCGCGCTTATCCAGCATCGCTTTGATGACCCGGCAGGCGGCCTTGTTGTGCAGCTGCTCCCGGATGGCGTCGGTGATGGTCAGCTCAGTCATGTCCAGCATGGCATCCGGGTCGCGGGCAAACACGCCGGAGCCGGATGCTCTGTCCATGCTGCGCTTGCCGCCCTGCGCACCCTTGGAATGATGGTGGCAGTAGATGACGGCGCAGTCCAGCGCGCGGCAGACCACATCGAACTGGTTGCAGAATTTCGCCATCTGGTCGGCGCTGTTCTCGTCGCCGGTGATGACCTTGTAGATGGGGTCGAGGATGACGGCAGTGTAGCCCTTTTTGCCTGCCCGGCGGATGAGCTTGGGGGCAAGCTTGTCCATCGGGACAGATGCGCCGCGCAGGTTCCAGATGTCAATGTTCCGCAGATTGTCCGGCGCAAGGCCCATCGCGGTATAGACGTCCTTGAAGCGGTGCAGGCAGGACGGCCTATCAAGTTCCAGATTGATATAAAGTACACGCCCCTGCGCACAGGAGAAGCGGCCCAGCCACGTCTTGCCCTCGGCGATGGCGATGCACAGCTCGATGAGGGCGAAGCTCTTGCCCGCCTTGGAGGGGCCTGCCAGCAGCATCTTGTGGCCCTGGCGCAGTACGCCGGAGATGAGGGCATCGGCCAGCGGGGGCAGGTCGTCCCAGTCGTCGGCCAGACATTCGGTGTCGGGCAGGTCATCGGTGCAGGCCTCCACCCAGTCGCACCAGTCCTCCCAGCAGCTTTTGCCGACATTCGTTTCAAGCAGAGCCTGTTTCTGCCCCGCCCGCAGGATGCCGGGCATCCGGGAGAGGCGGGAAGGGTTGCGGTTCTGCTGGTCGAGGGTCAGACCGTTCTTCTGGCAGGTGGCGTAGAGGTAATCGACCCGCTTGCGGTACTCAGCATAATCCGGCGCGTTGACCCGGACGATGGCGTGGATGCTCTTGCCGCCGGAGTAGACCAGCGCGGCGCAGGGCAGCTCCATCTGGTGGATAGCGGCCAGCTGCTTGCCGGGCTCCATGTTGTCGCACTCCACGAGGGCGTAGCGGTAGCTGGTGACATTGGCATCCTTCCGGCCTGTGCCGTCCACCGGGTTGAAGCAGATCCATGCACCGATTTCCGGGTCGCAGTCGCCCATGACCTTGCCGACGTCGCCGCCGCAGGCGTCCAGCTCTTCGATGAGCTGCCCGGCAGTTCTGTCCCAGCAGCCTTTCGCCGGGCGTCGGCGGTCGGCGGCCATGAAGCTCTCGGTGACATAGGCCACATACTCGTCCGGCTCGAAGAGGGCCTGCAGGTAGCGTTTGAGTTGCTGGGCAGGCTCCCATGTGTCGGGAAGGTGAAGCTCCTGCTCTTCGACCCAGCGGGGGTCTACCAGTGCGGGCTGCTGCGGGCCGACGGTCAGCTCATCGCCCCAGTCCAGCGCATGGCCTGCAGGGCCGGACCAGCCGTGCTCATAGGCCAGCTGGAAGATGCTGCTCTGGGTGACGGGCTTCGAGCTGCCGTGGAAACTCTCCCATTTTTTGATGCACTCGCCCTTGTGATACCGCCCGCCGTCCCGGGCGCTCCACTGCTCCCACACGGCGACGGGCAGACCGGCTTCTTTCAGGCCCATGCCCACCATGAGCCATTCTTCATAGGTCAGGGCGGACGGGGAGACGAAGTCCAGCGCTTCTTTGATGTCATCTTCATGTTCCATTCGCATTACCATATAAACATATCATCTGCGATGACCGGCTCAGCAGACGGGATATAGTTCTTGGGGTCAACGCCCTTCGGCGCGCCCCGCCAGCCGCCGGCGGCAATGCGGTCTATCATGTGCCGTGCGGCCTCGAAGCTCCACGTGCCGACGTGCTGGAAGCCGTATTTCTCCAGGCAGCGTATCTGCTTTGGGGTGGTCAGGCCCTCGTCCCGGCGCTTGCTGAGACGATCGAGCAGGAGAGACGCTTTGCCCGCAGACTCCACGGCGTCGGGCAGGATGCCCAGTTTTTCCAGTGCAGCAGTCTGTTCTGCGCTGGGCGGGCCAGCCTCCCAGCCAAAGGCCGGCACATAGCCGGAGAGATCTTCGGCCTGAATGCTCATCTCGTATTGCAGCGGGTCAACGAGCTTCGCCTTTTTGCGGCGCTGTTCTTCCAGCTGCTTGGCAAGCGCCTCTTCGCGCTGGGCCACCACATCCTCGCTGGCCTGTGCGGCGGCGTCCTCAATATCCTGCGGCCCGCCGCTCTCGGCCAGATTGTCGGTCATCTGCCGGGCCACGGCACGGTCCTCACAGACGAGGTCGGCGGGGCGGCACAGCTCGTGCTTGTCGGTCATCCAGAGAAAATCTAGCAAAAGCAGATCGCTCTTGCCCGGGGAGAGGCGAGTGCCGCGTCCCACCATCTGGCTGTAGAGGCTGCGCACCTTCGTGGGCCGCAGCACGACGACGCAGTCCACCGAGGGGCAGTCCCAACCTTCCGTCAGCAGCATGGAGTTGCAGAGCACGTTGTACTTGTCGGCTTCGAAATCCGAAAGCACCTGTCTGCGGTCGGCGCTCCGGCCGTTGACCTCGGCGGCGCGAAAGCCTTTGGTGTTCAGCAGATCGCGGAATTTCTGGCTCGTCTTGATGAGGGGCAGGAACACCACCGTTTTGCGCCCGGCACAGCGTGCTGCCATTTCGTCAGCAATTTGGCTCAGGTAAGGGTCAAGAGCAGTGCCAAGCTCGCCTACGGAATAATCGCCGCTGCTCATGCCCACGGCGGAGATGTCCAGCTTGAGGGGGACGGTCTGGGCCATGATGCGGCAGAGGTAGCCGTCTTTGATGGCATCGGTCAGTTTGTACTCATAGGCCAAGCTGTCGAACACCTCGCCGAGGTTTCGCATATCGCCCCGGTCGGGGGTAGCGGTCACGCCCAGGACCTTCGCACTGCCGAAGTAGTCGAGGATGCGGCGGTAGCCGTCGGTGATGGAATGGTGGGCCTCGTCGATGATGATAGTCCCGAAGTAGTCCCGAGGAAAGCGCTCGAGTCGTGCCGGCCGCTGTAAGGTCTGGACAGAGCCGACCACCACCCGATACCAGCTGTCGAGGCAGGTGGACTCGGCTTTTTCCACCGCGCTGACGAGGCCGGTGGAGCGCTGAAGCTTGTCTGCCGCCTGTTCCAGCAGCTCGCCCCGGTGGGCGAGGATGAGCACCCGGTCGCCCGCCCGCACCTGATCGGCGGCGACGGAGGCGAACACGATGGTCTTGCCGGTGCCGGTGGGCAGCACCAGCAGGGTGCGGAGACGGCCATTTTCCCACTCGGTGTGGATGCTCTTCCGGGCGGCTTCCTGATAGGGGCGCAGAGCCTGTTTTTCTCCCATCAGAATGCCCCCTGCGTCCAGCCCTGAGAGGGCGCGGCTTTCTCTTCAGGCGGCGGCAGGAAGCGGATGACTTCATTGCTCTGGCCGGGGTCGCCGCTCTTCTTGACGTAATCGTGGACGCCCAGCTTGCAGCGGCCTTTGGCGCCGACGACCTCGTTCCAGCGGGGGCGGAAGGTGTCACCCTTCCTGCACTGGCCGATGCTCTCGAAGAACGCGCCCAGCAGGCCCTGGGTCTTGGTGTGGAGGTAGAGGCGGTGGGTGACGGTGGTATCGCCCAGAGCGCCGCCGAAGATCTTCAGCGTCAGCTTTGCCATCGAGCAGGGCGGCAGTTTGGCGCTGCCCTCGAAGCGGGCGCGCTCCATCCCGGTGACTTCAAAATAGTATTCGCCCTCGGGCAGGAGCACGAAGTCCTGCGAGACGTTGGTAAATTCGTCGTCCCAGCCAAGAGCGCGGTCGGTAGTGGTATTCATGTCAGCCATAAGTATTCTCCTTTATAATAATGTGTGAACCTCTCAGTCTGCCTGCGGCAGCCAGCTCCCCTGTCAGGGGAGCCTAAGAGGAAGAAATCAGAAAGGCAGGTCCCGGTTGTCCAGCACCATCTGAAGCACCTGCGGCCATGCGGCCACGAGACAGCCCTCCACAAAGTCGGCGGGGTAGTCCCGGATGGGCATATCTTCCGGGAAATAGCCCCGCTTGCCCACAACGAACTGCAATTCTTCGGGGGTGACGTTGTTGGCACTCATCAGCGCGGCCAGCTTTTCGGGGACGCCCAGCGCCATGAGGTCGGGCGTCAGCAGGGCTTCGGGGACAGTCTCCCGGGGCGATTCCGGCTGAGGCTTGGGCTGCGGTGCCGGTGCGGCCGGTGCGCTGGGAGGGGGAAGAAGGTCCTTTTCGGCGGGTGCTGCGGGCTTCGGGGCGGCAGGCGGCGCAGAGGCCGGACCGGTGATGCAGTGGGCGATGCTGGCGTAGTCGAAGGGGACTTCATCGGGCAGGCCGAAGCGGTTCTTGGCGTCCCAGCAGGCGTGGTGGGTGGTGTAGAGCACCCGTTTGCCGCCGGTGGCTTTGTTCTTGGCGTTGGGGCTGCTGCCGCTCTTTTCTACGATGGTCTGGTAGTTGGCGAAGAGGAGCATATCGCACCACTCCCGTAGGAGGGGTTCAGTCTGCTTGGTGGTCTTCATGGTCCAGCGGTCATAACTGCCCGCCGCGTCCGGCTGCTCGAACTTGGTGATGGCGGCGTGGGCGAGGATCAGCACATGGTGGCCGCTGTTCAGCACCTCCTCGAGGGCGTCGAGAAGTCGGCCGAACTCCTCCTTTACGTAGGTGTAACCCTTGCCGTAGCCGAAGCCCTCGAGGCCGTCCACCTTGGCTTTGGCGCAGATGGCGTCGATGGCCAGACGCTCGGCCCAGTCGGCGGTGTCGATGACCAGCGTACCGCAGGGGATTTCGCCCCGGGTGACGGCCCGCACCTCGTCCAGCAGCATGGCCCAGCTGGTGGGCTGGGGCAGGCGGGCAACATTGAGCCGTTTGGTGCCGCCCTCGGTGTCGATGAAAACGGGGTTCGGGAAGTGAGAGGCAAATGTGCTCTTGCCGATGCCCTCGGGGCCGTACAGTACGACCTTGACCGGGGTGTTCAAAATGCCGGTGGTGATGGAATAGCTGCTCATCAGAAAGCTCCTTTCGTCCATGTTCTGGTCTGCGTGGGTGCGGCGGACAGGACAGGCAGGTCAGCACCCTTGACCATGCCGTCCTCAATGATGATCTGGCACTCGCTGCCGGTGGAGACGCGGGTGGCGATGGCCTGCAGGCCCTCCGCTTCGAGCCAGTGTCCGAACTCTTCCAGCGTGGTCATGTCCATCTGCTCGAGCTTGTCCAGAAGGACAAAGCCGCAGTCCGGGTTGAGCCGCCGGACGATGGCCGCGGCCACCCGGAGCTGGTCGCTGCCGGACATATCCCGCCAGCGCTTGCCTTTATAAGTAAGAGCGCCGTCCTCCACACTCAGCTCCGGCAGGGGCAGGTCGGCACCGTTCAGCAGGGCCAGACGCTCTTTGCGCTTCTGCTCGATGGCATCCGTAAGCTTGTCGTAGTCGCTGGCGTACTTGGCGGCTTCGTCCTCGGCGCGGGCTTTTTCGAGGTTGACCCGGACTTTCCGGTTCGTCTCCTCAATGCTCTGGATAGAGGCTTCCAGTTCGGCAGTGGATCCGTCCTGAAGCTGGTCAACGGTCTTTTCTGCATTTTTTCGCTGGTTGAACAGCTTGGTGTGCTTGGTGTCCAGCTCTTCCCGCAGCTTTTCCAGTTCCTCAATGCGCTCACGGGTGCGTTTCAGTTCGTCCAGACACTGTTGTTCCTGCCGGGCCAACTCCTGCGCCTGCTGCCGCAGACGCTGATTCTCCCCGTTCCGGGCCAGAATATCCTGCTGCTGGCGGATAAGGTCAGAGGCGCTGAGAGGCTGTTCGGGAGCATCGGGGTAGGAGATAAGCTCGTCGGCAAAGTTCTTTTTCTGCTGGGCCAGCTGGCCGGTGAAGGTGCGCTTGTCGTAGATGCTTTTGATCTCCATATCCCGGAGATGCAATTCATTCCCGATGCCGATGATACGCAGCAGGATGTCAGCCTTTTCCTTGTCGCTGGCCTCCATGAAGCGGGGCAGATCGAGGGCCAGCGGCTCGACAAAAGCATTCAGCAGCTGCTGGCCGCTGCGGCGGCCGGTGGGGTCGGTGACGGTGAGGCTGCTGTTCTTGCCCTTGCGCTCCACAACGACCCCGTTGGAGAGAGTGACGCGGAGGTGGGCGGGAGCGACGGCACCATCCCGCTGGGCGGCGTTCGGGCGGAATTTTTCGCCGCCAAGCGCCCATGCCAGCGCGTCGAGAACGCTGGTCTTGCCCTGATTGTTGTTGCCGCCTACGAGGGTGAGACCGGTGGGCGCAGGAGTGAGCGCAACGGCCTTGATGCGCTTGACGTTTTCGGCCTCGAGGGCCGTGATCTTTACAGACATCTGGATACCTCCCCTTGAATCTGTCCTAATGTGCGTACGAACTGATCGATCGCGTTTTCCCGCTGTTCACCCGGCAGCTTGCCGAACAGCGGCTTTATGGACTGCGCGAGATTTGTGATGGAGCGGCCGGCCAGAAGGATGCTGTCGTAGGCGTCGCGGGCGTCCTGCTCCTGTGTGGCTTTGTAATCGGCGGTCATGCCGTCGGCCATTTCCTTGGCCTGCCGGACGACTTCGTCCTTGTCCACCACAGCTACGATGGGCTGCTTCCGGGCGGCTTCGGCCTCGGATCTCCACTTGTCGGCGTGACGCTTGGCCGCTTCGGCTACCTGACGGGAGCCTTCCAGCTGGCTCTCGGCGGTTTTGGCACGCTGCTCGGCCTTGGTCTGCATCTTCCATGCTTCCTCTTCCCGGGCTTCGGCGGCGTCTAACCGGCTTTTGAGCTGATCGTTCTGTTCGGTCAGACCTTTAATGTCGGCGTGGGCGGCTTCCAGCTGAGCATTGGCGGTGTTCATTGCGTCCCGCGACTCCTGCTCCTGAATGCAGGCGCTCTTCAATCTGGCCTGCGTTTCGTTCAGCTTGTACTCTTTGGCCTTGAGCTGGGCTAAAAGCTCCTGCACCCGCTGGCTGTCTCCGGCGGCTTCGACCAGCTGCCCAGCGCAGCCGCTGCGGGCGATGAGGTTCAAATCTTTGCGGGTCAGCTCGGGCAGCTGTTTTAATTCCGCCAAGTTGGCGGAATTAAAAGCTTCGCCGTTCTGAATCATCCGCCGGACGCTTCCTTCGCCTAACCCCTTGCTCTCATACCACTTTGTCCATGTACCGCCGCCATACCGGCCGGCCTTGGCAGTCAGAGCGTGGATCCGGGCGAGGTAGATGCAGGAAATCAGATACTCGTCCTGCGCTGCGCCATAGTGCAGATCAAACTGCTGATCGGCGTCTGCGGCCTGCTGGGACAAATCGCCCAGAGCGGAGAAGTCAAAGGTGGGGACAGCTGCGGATGCAAAAGAAGTCTCCGCAGGAACAACAGGGGCCGATGCGCTGCTCTGCGGGGACAGCGCGGGGGTCAAGCCGTTTGCAGCCGCCTCGCTCGCCGAGGTGGTCGGTATTGCCGCCGCCGAACTGCTGGCAGCAGGGCTTGTCATGGTCGCAGCAGCATCCGCATTCTGGGCAGGTGTACATGAGAAAATCTCCTTTGCTTTTTTGATGTCAGCAAGAATCTTTTCCATTTCCTGCTGCGGTGTCATGTCCTTGCGGCTTCCATCCGGATCGAAAAAGCGGGCGAACAAAGCTGCCTTGGCAGCAATGCCCTTTTTGTTGGAAGCGCAGACGAATGTACAGCAGTAGCGGCCATTGTGGGAGTAATCAGTGGGGCGAATCTCGTCTTGAGAAAAGCCGCCAGTGAGTTCGCCCAGAGGGAAAGTATCTTTGACCCATGCACTGATCTGTTCCAGGAAGCCGAAATCCAGGCTGACCACAGAGCAGGTGCATTTGTCTTTGGTCGAGCCGATAAAGTGGGAGTCATATGAGAGCGTTCTGCTCGTCCGACATTCGTAGCCCTTAATATCCTGCACGAAACGCTTGGCAGCCTCGTCCCACTTGTTGCCGCCCCACGGCATGGCGTAGGGACAGCCATAGCATTCATGGCCCGGACCATATCCTTCCAGACGATTGCCGGTATTGTCGGCGCTGCCGGATTTCTGCACTCTCTGCCCACACTTGCAGATATAGGTAGTCACACTCTCACCTCTGTGTCTTTCAGGCGGTCAAGCATCTCGGCCTGCAGGGCTTTGCTCAGGGGCTGGAAGCGGTTATTCCGCCAGCCGTAGCAGAGGATGGTGCCATAGATGGGCTGGCCGCGATAAGTACGGTTCAGGCCCTTGCCGTAGATGGCGTACACCAGCACCGCAGGGGTGCGGGGCAGCACGATCATCTCGCAGGGGGTGCCTAGCCGGTTCTCAATGGCCCACAGGCTGTCGGGAAGGGATGCAATCACCGGGGCCTTGCCCGGTTCGGCTAAAATACCTTTCATTTGCAAAATCCTTTCTGATGTGCTATCATCGGGGACGATGGGCGTAGACAATCCATCATCCCCGCAGGCTCGCCGGTGTTCCAGCACCGACGGGCTTTTTTGCGTTCATGCGTTCCTCCGGTTCTGCCGGTACTCCGGCGTTTCGGTGCGGGCGTGGCGGCGGTCGATGTACTTGCGGCGCTGAGCCTCGCGCTCTGCGGCATGGTCGCCCAGCCGGGCAAAGAACAGCGCCAGCAACAGCAGCACCATCGCGGTGATGAAGTCGGTGTCGGAGATGACGCCGAGGGCTTCGATGCTGCCTGCAAAGCCAAGTGCGTACAGCATCCCGACGGCACCGCTGGCCACCGCCAGCCAGTACCAGACGCCAGATTTGATTCTCATAAAACCATTCCCTCCAAACTAGCAATCATTCCAAGAAGCGCTTCGACATGGCTGATTTTGTCGTTGGCCTCCTGAAGCTCTTTTCGGGCATTATCAATGGCCTCGGGCGTCCCACCGTATTTGTTGACGGAATTAGCCGAACTCACACCATCGGATGCAGAATGCGTCAGCATGACGGCGGTGTGCAAAAGGTATTCGCTTTCAAGTTTCATTCCGCAATCTCCTCTCCAAAAATGTTTTCGGCTTCGCAGGTTTTCCACGGCTCGCACAAATCAGATGTAAACGCCTTGACTGGATGCCACTCACCGTCGGCAAAAATTTGTAAGCCTGTGTGGTTTTCGTCCTTGACCTGTGCGCCCAGCTGGTAGTCGCCAGATGCTCGGCTGTCAGTCCAACGAAACCAATGCATCCAAAACAGCGGCGCGACATATGCGCACCCAGTGGGTGCTGCAGTTCGCTCAGAGGCGAGGGTATAAGATTTCATGCGGACGCCTCCTTTTTATTTCTGCGGCACGCCCAGCTGCACCAGCAGGGCGGGGACGTTGATCATGATGCACCGGCCACTCTTGATGTGAGGAATGGTGCCTTTATCGAGCTCTTTGCGCAGGTAGTATTCCGAAAGCCCGGTGGCCCGGGCAGCATCGCGGACATTCATGAACGGGGTAGAGGGGACGGGAGGAGTATGCTTCCTCATAGTGGTCACTCCTTTTTATGAGTCAAGAGATAATGTTCGATTTTTTCGCAGATGGAGCAAATTGCTGTATAAAATTTGACTTTCTGTTCGGCAACGAGTATTTTAATAACCAGAACAAGCTTGCTCATGTTTACTCCTTTTTCTCAATGGCATCCGAGAGGATGTCGTTCATCAGGGCGAGATAGGCCGGGTAGCCTTTTGCAACGATGGTCAGCTGGTCAACGGCGCTGTTCAGAAAATCCTGAGAGCTGCGCACGACGGTTTCCATCGTCCGGACGATGTCACAGGCTTCGCTGTATCCGGCTTTGGTTTGACTGCAAAGTGCTTTGACTCGTAAATACAGGGCTTTACTTTTGTCGCGGGCCTCACGGCGCTTGTCCAGGAAAGCGGTCTGCTCGTCCAGACGCTTCCGGGCGGCGATGACCTGGTCAATGGCCCGCTGGATGTTCTCATCCTGCACGGCCTGCTGGTCCTTGCGCTGGGCGGCAAGCTGCTTCTCCATCTGGTTGAAGGCTTCGATGTACTTGAGCTTCCACGTTACGGCCTCTTTGCCCGTGAAGCCCATTGCCAGCAGGGCGAAACCGTCGCGGTTCATGAGGTACATGGGGTACTTCTTACCGCGGTTCTCGAAGGTGGCGGGATGGAACATGGATTTGGCGGCTGAATTTTCAGCCACCAGATTTGCAACGGCCTGCATCACATTCTTGTGCTCCTTGCCGAAGCGTTTGGCGACCTCCCGGCTGGATGCCACCGGTTCGCCGTTCTGGGTGGATAAGATGATGTCGGTCATGTGAATCTGTACCTCCTTGTGTCAGATGCTGCGCTGGAGCAGATAATCAATGGAGCAGTCAAACATTTCTGCCATTTTTTCCAGCTTGGACTGCGGAATGTTGCCGTGGACCATCCAGTTGTAAACGGTCTTGCGGGTGACTCCCAGCGCCTTTGCAAGCTCCTCAATGGTAAGTTTGCGGCGGCTTCGTTCTGCGTTGATATTCGGATAGAGCAATTCAAAGAACTCCTTTCGTGTAACTTGTTACTCGGTTTGAGTAACTGTAATTATGATATACCCAAAATGAGTAAATGTAAAGTAAAATAATACCCAAATTGAACAGTGGCTTTTTGTGGATACTGCCCAATTCGGGTATTTTTGTTGACTATTTACTCAAAACGTGTAATATAATATACATAGGGAAGAAGGAGGTAACGATTATGAACCGAATCCCTGAACTCCGAAAAGAACGCGGCATCAGCATGAAGCAGGCAGCGGAACAGCTCGGGATGCCTTATACGACGTATGTCAACTACGAGAAAGGTGTCCGGCAACCGAATTCCGAAACACTGATCGACCTTGCCAATTTTTACAATACATCCATTGACTACATGCTTGGAAAAAGTAACAATCGCATTGATGAGCATACTTTGGATGTGGTGAACGAGATTGATCAGGACATTCTGGAGAAAGCCGGAAACATCAAAGAAGCATTACGACTGCAGGCCAAAAGGGATGCTGAGACGGTTCCTCCCGGTTTCCAGCCCATGCCAGCCATGGACGTGGTACCGCTGGTGGGCCGGATCGCCTGCGGTACGCCAATCACGGCAGAAGAGAACATCGAGCAAATGGTGTGCGTCCCCTCCAAGTGGCGCTCTACGTTTACGTTGACCTGCAAGGGGGACAGCATGGAACCCCGCATCCACGACGGCGATCTGGTGGCCATCCGCAAACAGCCAGAGGTTGAAAATGGCGAGATCGCAGCGGTGCGGATCAATGGTGAGGCCACCCTGAAGCACGTCTACCTCCACGACAGCTTCATTGAGCTGCGGCCGGAGAATCCGGCTTTCAACAGCATCATCCTCAGCCGGGAGGACATGAACACGGTCGTAATCGAAGGCAAGGCCGTCGGGCTTTGCCGGGACATATAAAGCAGAGAGGAATCTTGAAAGATGGCAAAATGTACCCGGTGCGGGAAAAAGGGTATTTTCCTTAAATTGACAAACGGCCTTTGTGATAATTGCGCTTTGGAGGTTTGGAAGGAAAAGGAAAGAGCTTCAATGGAAGCTCAGTATGCACAGCAACGAGTGGAGCAGCAAGCTCAGCTGGAAAAAGAGCGGGCAGATATGCAGCTTCAGATGAAGAAGGAGCAGGCGGCTCTTCAAACTCAGCTCGATGCAATGGCGGCCGAATTGTCAGATCAGAAAGCATTATTTGCACAGATCTCCGCAGAGGCTTACGCCGAGAGTACGTCGAGAGCCGAAGCGGAGAACGAAAAACTGAAGGCTCAGAGTCTCCAGCTACAGTCGTGCGTTGATACGACAAAGAAAAATCTTTTGGAACTTCTTACAAAAGAAGAAAATTATCGACGCAGTGTAGCAAATGCAGAGCAGAAGGTACGTCGCAGCAAAGAGCTGGTCAAGGCTATCCAACACGCAAGCGAGGACTTTGGGATTAAAGAGGAAGACAAAAATGTTGAACGGCTTTTGAGAACTGCCGATGAACTGATGAGTCCGACCGTAAGTCTGCCTCTCCAGTGCCTCGGTATGAAAGATCTTCGAAAGCGGTACAAGGAAAACGAAAAGAATATTCAAGCAACATTTGAAAAATATAAAGACCGCTATACAACGAAAGCAAATATTGCAATTTATCGCTTGATGGTCATTGCACTGTCGGCGGAGCTTCAAAATGTGCTGCATAACATTGTTTTTGGAAAGCTGGATGATGCGCTGAGCAATATCAAGGCACTTACAAATAAATATTATGTTATTGCGGCAGATGGCAACCAGAGCATTGCGCCGACAGTCAAAAAATTCGTTGGTGAGTTGGATTATTATTTTCAAGAAGCCGTGAAAATAGAATATGAATATTATGTCCAGAGGGAGCGTGCGAAAGAAGAACAGCGTGCCATCCGTGAGCAGATGCGGCAGGAGGCTGAGGAACGCCGCGAGTTGGAGCGTCAGCAGAAACAGATAGAAAAGGAAGAAAGCAAGTTTCACGACCAGATCAGCCAGTTGTCCCAGCAGATAGAAGTCTCCGCAGACGATGAAAAAACTGCCCTGCTGAAAGCCCGCATCGAAGAGTTGCAAAAACAGCTTGCCGCGGTGGCTGACCAGAAAGACAAAATCGTTGAGCTGCAAAATGGCAAGGCTGGCAATGTCTACGTCATCAGCAATATTGGCTCTTTTGGTGAGAATGTGTTCAAAATCGGTATGACACGCCGTCTCGAGCCTATGGAGCGTGTGAATGAACTGGGCAGTGCCAGTGTGCCGTTCCCATTTGATGTACATTCCATGATTTTTTCCGATGATGCAGTGGGTCTCGAGACGAAGTTGCACCATCTTCTCAACGACCAGCGCGTGAACAAAGTGAATTTGCGCAAGGAATTTTTCCGTATCTCGCTGGATGACCTTGAGAAGTTGGTGGGTGAAATCGCACCCACTGCGGAATTCAAACGCACTTTTCTGGCTGAGCAGTACCGTCAGAGCCTGTCGATTTCTCATGTATCGGATGAGGCAGAGGAAGCTGTTTCAGATGACGATGAAGAAGAGGAGCTTGCGGAATAAATGAAAAAAAACTCCCCCGGTGCTACCAACACCGAGGGAGTAAGATAAGCGGCTCGCCCTTGCGGGGTCATCGCACACCTAAGCACTGCGATTATACCTCTTTTGGGCGGGCTTGTCAAAGTGTACCCATATGGAGGTGTATTTTTATGGCGAGTTTCAAGGAGAAACTTGACAAAAACGGAAACCGAATCTACGAGGTGCAGGCCAGCAATGGGCGAGGGCGGCGTGTCTGGCGCACCTTCCGCCCAGAGCCGACATGGAGCAAGCGCACCATTCAGCGGGAGCTGCAGAAATTCGCCGCTGAATTGGAGCAGCAGCTGGCGGATGGGGAAGTGCTGACCCGTGAAGAGACTGCGCAAAAGGCCGCTGCGGAGGCCGTAGAGACTGCCAAAATCAAAACCTTTCGGCAATATGCCGAAGCTGTCTATCTGCCTGAGAAAGCCGCCATGCTGGCAGAGAAGACCCGTGCCAGCTATACACAGCTGTTAGAACAACACATTTTTCCGGCTCTGGGCCATGTGCTGCTGCCGGAGATCACCCCGGCCATGATAAAGGCGTTACTTTCCAGTCTGTCAGAGGAGCTTGCCTTCGCCAGCGTGACAAAGGTGTATGCTGTACTACATAACCTGTTAAAGGCTGCCTTGCTGGATGATACGATAGACCGGAATCCAATGGACAAGGTGCCGCGTCCCCGGAAGTCGAAGGATGCAGCCCTTCCTACAGAGCACAAGGCTTTTACCGCGGAGGAGACGCGGTATATTCTGCGCTGTCTGGATGGTGAGCCGCTCAAGTGGCGGGCGTTTATCCTGCTGCTTATCGATACGGGCTGCCGCCGGGGCGAGGCCTGCGGGCTGCAATGGCAGTCGGTGGATTTTGATACCAACACGATCATCATCGAGAGGAATCTACAGTACACCTCCGAGCGGGGCGTGTACGAGACTCTGCCCAAAAACGGCAAGATCCGCGTTGTAGACATCTCGTCTGACGTGGCCGCGCTTTTGCAGGAGCTGCGGCAGAGTCAGCCGGTAACGGTGCGCTGGGTGTTTACGCAGGACGACAGCCCGGAGCCTATGCACCCAGACACTCCAACTCGTTACTTCCAGCGATTTGGCAAACGGTATGGGATAGAGCACTTCCACCCGCACAAGCTGCGCCACACGTCCGCCAGCCTTGCCATCACCAACGGTGCCGACGTGGTAAGTGTCGCCGCACGGCTGGGGCATTCTGACAGCAGCACCACGCTGCGGATGTACGCCCATGCCAACGAGGACAGCATCCGCCGGGTCGGTCAGACCGTAAGAGAGGCCTTGAAGCAGCCAGAAAAGAGAAAAGCTTGAATTTGATTCTGTTTCGTCATGTCTCTTGATGACTCGTATTCATCCTATAAACAGGATACTTAAAAACCGCAACTTGACCGCAACAAAAACCGCAACATCCTCGAAAAATCGAAGTAATTAACGAGATTGCACGATACAGCATCGGACAAACAAAATAATTGCATCACGCAATTTATTTGACAATGAAACAACACGACACAACACATTAAAAGTCCCTTTTATAGCTCGTAATGAGCAGGTCGTCCGTTCGAATCGGATCAGTAGCTCCAAAGTAAAATCCCCGAAAAGCCAGGCGCGAAGCCACTTTTCGGGGATTTTTGTTTGGCTGGGAGATAGCTTTCGGAGGGGAATGTGGGCGCTAATTGCCCTAATTTCCCGGAAAGTTTTTTTGAAATGCAAGTCAAGATGCAAGTCAAAAAGGGCAAGAAACAAGTCAGCCGGACTGTGTACAGGACTTTTTGAGGTAAGTGTCCAGACGATTTATTTTCTTCTTCTTGAATTTTTTGTCGAGGGCGGTATAGATGCCAAGCGTGACCGAGATGTCTTTGTGGCCCATCTGGTCGCGGGCGGTCATGACGTCCACACCGGCAAAGTACATCAGAGTGCAGAAGGTATGGCGGAGCTGGTGCGGGGTGAAGGTGTCGATGCGCATGGGCAGGCCGCCCGGGCGATTTTTGTTCTGCTGGCCGTCGTAGCCGTACTTGACGTTCAGGTCGCGCATATAGCTTTCCCACAGACGCTTCCAGCCCTGCTCGGTCATCTGCTGGCCTTTGTGGTTGTGGAGCACATAGAAGCAGCCATCCTGCTGGGTGCGAAGATAATCGACAAGAACTTTGGGGATGCTGACGACGCGGACGCCGGCAGGGGTCTTGGTGATCTTGACTTTCTTGGCGCGGAAGTCGTAGCCTTTGTTGACCGTGATGGTGGCGTCGTCAAGGTCGATGTCGGCCCAAGTGAGGGCGGTGGCCTCGCTGCGGCGGAGGCCGGAGTAGAGTAGGAGCATGGCGGCTCGCTGGGCGGCGTGGGGTGTCTCACGGATCCAGCGCTGCTGCTCTTCGGTGAGGGGGTCGCGCGGCTCCGGTGCGGCCCCGGCGGGGGTGATGGTCTTGACCAAAGGGTTGTACATCACGATCTCCGGGATGGCGAGGTCATACGCGGCCTTGGCGCTGCCGCGCAGGTTGGTGAGGGTGAAGTGGGAGAGAGGCGGCTTGCCGTCGTGCCAGTCGGCCAAGTTGTTGAGCACCTTCTGGAAGTCGGCCGCGCGCAGCTCAGACGCCGGGACATCCACCAGTTCGCCCCAGTGGGCCTTATTGGTCGCCAGTCGGTCAATGCTTTTCTGGCCGATGCCCTTTGCCTTTTTGGCGGCAATGAGGTTATCGTACAGGGTGCCTAAGGTGGCTTCGGCCTGCTCCGGGTCCATGCCCTTGCTGACGGCAGAACGGAAATCATCTGCAGCGGCCCTGGCCTCACGGAGAGTCGAGCCATAGAAGGTCTTGTATTTGCGTTTCCCGTCCGGGCCTTTGCCGAGGTAGACCTGACAGGAATACCGTCCATCGGCACGCTTTTTATTTTTGGCCATAAAAACTCCTTTCCGACTTGCTTGCCGATGCACATGAGGTATGGTATACTGGATGTGTCAGCAGGCAGAGAGTCATTGACTACGTTTTTCTCCGACATTGTCCCATGCGCGCCCCGGCAGCTTTTTCGTACAAGGCTGCCGGGATTTTTTTGTACAAACGCCCCCGCTGGTGGAAACACTGGCGGGGGCGTTTGGTTATGTATCGGCGCTCAGGAGGTCGGCGGGTCTGATGTGCAGGATGTTACAGAGTGCAAAGAGATTATCTGTTTTGGGCTGGCCTACGCCTCGCTCATAATAGCCGATCGTGCCGATGGTGACATCAAGCTTCTCCGCCAATTCCTTCTGCGTCAGCCCGGCGGCCTGCCGTGCCTCCCGGATGATGCGGGCAGATTCGGGATGGGGACGGGTGGACATAAATAAGCACCTCGATTTGATATAAAATTAGTTTTGAATCAGGATTTCTTTCCAATGAAGAGGAAAGCCAAGTTCAGACGGTTTTGCCAGCGGGTGAGAATCAAAACACTCCTGAATATTTGTTACAAACTGTGTTCGACTGGACGTGGGCAGAAGATGATAAATCGCATATATAAAGCCAAATGGCTTTGTACCATAGTCATTGATGCTTTTAGGAAGTTTTGCAGGAGGATTGATTCGAGGGCGATGGTAAAAACGTGCTCCATGTGCGGCAATATTACGAGCAACAACTGCGCAGTGCGTCCAGTTTTCGATATATTTTCGAGAAGGAATGCCGTAGAATTCGCGCGCAATCGCAGCACGGTCAGTGGGAAGCAAATTTTTGTACATCATTGAAATTTGGTCAAAAGACAGCACCTCGACGATGACCCAAACAGGATAAATATCGTTCAAATCATTGTGATGATGAAGGACAAACGGCTCATCCTTGCGCAGATGCAGAGATTTTGAAAGCGCATTTAGCAACTTGGCATGATTCCATGGGACCTCAAAGTTTTTGTTGTTTAGGTATCCAGTAGGTCCATATTTTTGAGAATGATAATATGCAACATAGGCCTTCAGGTTGGTTTCAACGATAGTGCAGGCTGAAAGAACGACAGAGCGAAACTGCTCGTCAAAATCGTAAAGCTCTACAATATCATCAAAGGATGCACCTGCATGAAAATGGTCCTCACCAGAACAAGGATTATAAGAACGTAGAGTAAGAGAATATGCACTGAGCCGATAGTAATTTTTCTCGCGAAGGTGTCTCAACGCAATGGCTTCATCGTGAATAATGAGTCCGCGTCTGCGAAGAATATCCAACTGTTGCTCATATGTGCAGAAATCCTTGATTTTTAACGTCATAAAGAACCTCATGGATAAAAAGTATAAAAAAAGACCCGCCATGATACGCTTGAATGCTTTCGCACTCAGAGGCTCGACGGGTTCTGTTATCCATATTATACTCCGCCAAGCCCGAATTGTATATGAAAAAAATATGAACTGTTGCAAATGTCACGAAAAAAGTTGAAAAACTCTATTGACACGCATATAAAATTAAAATTTTGTTCACAGTCCCGACATATTCGTGTCGGGGATTTTTTATTTATGCGTCCTTTGCGCCCCCGCTGGTGGAAACACTGGCGGGGGCGTTTGGTTATGTATCGGCGCTCAGGAGGTCGGCGGGTCTGATGTGCAGGATGTTACAGAGTGCAAAGAGATTATCTGTTTTGGGCTGGCCTACGCCTCGCTCATAATAGCCGATCGTGCCGATGGTGACACCAAGCTTCTCCGCAAGCTCCTGCTGCGTCAGCCCGGCGGCCTGCCGGGCCTCCCGGATGATGCGGGCAGATTCGGGATGGGGGCGGGTGGACATAAGATTCATCTCCATTCAAAATATTGTAAATACTAAAAAAGAGCACCTGATAAGGCGCTCTTGAAATGTTTTATTCGGAAGGTACGGTGACATGAATCTTCTTTTTGGATGGAACATAGTTGGGGTCGTATCTCTTACTCTTTCTCTCCAGCTTCTCAAAATTACAGCATACCTTTTGGTAGAGAGGAATTTTTCGACTCAAAGCCCGGCGGTAAGTGGTCTGAGCGCGCTGAAGAATAAGGTCTCGATTTTTGTTACAGTATTCAAGTTGGTTTAAGAGAAGCATTTTATACTTCGTATCTCTAACCGCCTGAATGTCAAATTTAATTAAACAGGAATCCAAAACGGGAATCATATTATTGAAACCCATCACACCAAGGCGACCTTCATCCAACTTCATGACAGGACCGCCACCTTTGATATTAGCGTGATTATCTTTCGGAGACTCTAAAGGAACATAATAATCGACGCCATTAATAGAAAGTACCACTCCGACATACGGGCGACGCTGACCTTTATTATACTGGACTCGATTATCGATGCTATGTAAATAGCTGACATAGTGTTCATTTATGTGGTAAAATTGAAACTTCCCCATGATTCAGCTCCTTTAACCCAAGAAGGTGCGGAACAGCTAGCCGCCCCGCACCCTTTTTCATTCCTCACTATACGGCAGAGGTTCTCCGCTTTTTTAATTCTCTACTCACGGTAAGAGCTCACCGCTTTTTTAATTCCCCTATTTTTCATGGCAGGGAGGGGTTACCCTCTTTCAGCGGACAAGCAAAGACAAAGCAGTCTTTTCATGTCATGGCAGGAACTTGATGTTCTTGCACCCTTATTATACGCCCAATGAGCATAATTGTACACGAAAAAAAAGTGAAATGTTGCTTTTGCAACAAAGAAAATCCCAAAATACTATTGACACGCATATAAAATTAAAACTTTATTCACATTTCTGACACATTCGTGTCGGGGATTTTTTTATTTATGCTTCCTTTGCGCCCACGCCAGGCGTAGAACATTTATGATATAGCGTCAAAACAAGCATCATAACCAGCATCATAGCCCTCTGTATAAGCTTCACTGTAACCATCTGCCATACCGTCAATATGACCTTCTTCCCAGCCGTCATCCCAACCGGCGTCATAACCTACAGAATAACCGGCGTCATATTCATTACGAATTGATTGATTTTCTTCACGGCAACTGTCGTAACCATCATTCCAGCCTTTATTATAAGAACTCTTGTTGATTCGATTGGTTTCAAAATCATCGCCGGCCCTAAAACCATCGTTCCAACCGGCGTTATAGCTATCATGACTTGCTTGAGAAACGGCATTTTGATAATAGGGAGAGGTTGGCTGATAGAAATTATAATATCCCTCACCAAGACGAATTCCGAAGTATAGCCCAATACTAAGAAAAATAATCAATAGAAAAGTCTTGATAAAAATAGCAATAATAGACCGATGGACATGGGTGCTTTGCTCCACAATAAAGCCCTCCCTATATGCATTTTTACAATCATAGAGGAAAAAGTGGAGAGATGTGAAGTGTCAAAATTACCAAAGATTTGATATAAAATTTGTTTTGTTGCTACGGCAACGTGAAAAGGCTCTTGTGCAGGGATGCACAGGAGCCTTTTTTGCTTATTTCAGCCTGCGTTGGCGGCTGTACCAGCGGAGGGAGAGACAGCGGCCTCCGCTTTTTTCTGCGCAAGAAGTTCCTGACGATAGGCTTCAACTTCGGCATCGACGTCCAGCGCCGGGGGCGAGACAGACAACTCTGCGGCCAAAGAATCGACGTAGCGAAGGATGGCCTCCTGATCGGCAGTGCTGAGCTTGAGGAAAGCGGAGATGATGGCTTTTTTCCGCTCATCCAGATGATACTCAGCAGCCAGACGGTCAAGAGAAGATTCTGTGCTCTGGTCGAACATCTCGCCTTCGCCGGTGCGCAGCCACATTTCGTTGACACCGAACTCACGGCAGATAGATTTGATGGTCTGATCGGTAGTGCTGTTAGCACCCTTTTCGATTTTACTAACAGAGGATTTTCCCATGCCGATACGAGCTCCGAATTGCTCCATTGTCAATCCGAGGGCTTTACGTGCGGCTTTGATTCGCTCATTCATGACTTTCACCTCCTTTCGATGCTACTATAGCACATGAAGTGTCGAAAATCAACACAAAATGCAAAGAAACGCTTGACATGGTGGCGTAAATACACTATAATCAACTCGGAAAGTGTCTCTACGACACACTTTCCGTGCAGCAATGAACGAGGAGGTTGATAAAATGTCAGTCGCAGAGATGAACGCCAGTAGCTTGCTGGACAAAATGAAGACTCTGCCGGAGGACGTGCAGGTAAAACTGGGGTACATGATCGAAGGGGCAGCGCTGCTGGCCACCAGCCGGACGAACGTGGACGACCCGCCGAAGAGTGCGTGAGGGAGGAGGAAAAGTGAAAGAAGCAACCGTTTGGCTGCTGGCGGCGTGGGCGATGAACATTGCAGCCGTGTGGGTAGCGAAAGTATGGCTGCATGGCGAGAGACAGGGGTATATCCTGTTTTCCATCGGCGTGAGCTACTTATACACGGTGCTTGTGCTTTGTGAGTGGCTGGTGCCGGGGTTCACGCAGCTGTAGCAGCTCCTGCCGCATAGCCTCGACGGCTTCATACTCAGCAACCTTGAGTTTTTCTAAAACATTGGTAGATGCAGGAGAAGAGCGAAATTCCATAAGCAGCGCTGAAAGCGCACTGAGTTTTTTACAGGTAGCATCCTCTTCAGAGAAGAGGATCGCATAGGAACAGCGGGCGAGCAAATCGCCGGCGGAAGTACGATCCAGAAGATTCATGCAGCGGTCAGTGGCTTGGAAGAACTGCTGGTAGGCTTCGACTTTGGCGTGGAAAAAGAGCTTGTCGGATTCAAGTCTATAGGCATACAGGTTGGAACTACGAGCAATGAAGACCTGTGCAATGGAAGCGAAGAGGGCGGCTGCGGCGGAGATGAGAGCGGCAAAGGAGGAAACAAGGGTCAATTTTTCGACAAAAGTCATAATTACACATCCTTTCTGAAAGGATTGTATCACGCAGCGGGAAAGCGGACAAGCCGCTGACCCGCCGAAGAGCGCGTGAGGGAGGAGGAAAAGATGGACAACGAAAGCAAAAAGCCCTGCGCTCCTGTGGAAGAGGAGAGCAGGGACTATAACGAGCTGGGGCTGTACCTGCACGGGAAGACTATGCAGACCGCCATGGAGCTGTGGGAGATGCTGCCGGGTTGGATGGAAGCCCGGAGAATGGCTCTGGTTGACCCGGCATACAACCGGAAAATGTCGGCTATGGTCGCTGATCTGGCCGGAACGGTGCAGAAAGCAGCTCAAGAGATGGCCGAATGGGGTCAGGAAGAGTGAGCACCTGTGTTGCAGCACAGATGCCCAAAGGGAAAACGATTGACCCGCCGAAGAAGGCGGGAGAAAGGAAAACATATGAACCGTTACATGATCGTGATCCCGGCGAAGAACCGGAGTTTTTTGCTCAAGTGTGACGAGGGGGATGGCATGAAGCTGGAGACCCTGCAGAAGCTGGTGAGCGGATATGTGGAAACGGTGCCTGCGGCACTGGACGCCACCTGGGCGCGGGAGGAGGCCGACCGGCTGGTGCTGGTGGTGGACGAGGACGGCCGCCTGAAGTGCAAGGCCGCGAACCAGAGGGCCACCAACATTGCCCCAGCGGACGTTACCCGGAACGGGATGCAGCCCCTTGCGGGCGCTGCCGTGCTGGCGCTGGCCCGGGGCGACAAGCTGATGGGCTTTAGCAAGCACGTGGCTGAGGACATCCTGAAAGAGTGGCTGTAAGGAGGGGCTGGCCATGCGGAAGGCAAAAGTCTGGGACGCGAGGCAGCTGCCCGCATATCTGACCGTGGCGCAGTACGGCGAGCTGATGGGCATCTGCCCGAAGACGGTGCGGCGGATGTGCCAGCGGGGGGAGCTGCCGGCACACAAGGAGGGGCCGAAGCTGTGGCGCATCGACAAGAACGCCGCGCTGGAACAGCGGCAGGAGGCCATGGAGATCTGCCAGCGGAACGCCAGGAAGGCCCCGAAAAACAAAAAGCCCGCCGGTGCTGGAACACCGACGAGCCTCCGAGTGACAGGTTGAAAGGGCCTATCACCGGAATGATTTTACCACAACGAAGGGAGAATAGCAATGAAAATGAAGATACAGGCGCTTTACCTGACCGGCACTGCGCTGCTCATCGGCGCGGCGGGGGTGGGCGACAGCGTCACCTTTGACACCGTGGGCAGCTGGACGGGTGCGGTCATCCTGGCCGTGCTGCTGGCCGCCGGCGGCATCGTCTGCTGGGGCTATGGCCGGGGGCTCGAGATCGAGCGGGCGGAGAAGGCGCAGCTGCGCCGGTACTGCCGCAAGCTGAAGAGCTGCCAGAGGGCGGCGGAAGAGAAGAACGACAAGCATAGCGCGTAAAGGAGAAGAGTGCAATGGTACGAATCGAGATTAAGAAAGTGGCGAATGGGCAGATGATGCTCGGCATAGAGGCAAAAAAAGAAGCGCCGGATGAGGTGCTGACGTGTGCCGCCCGCGGCTTTGTGGGTGTGGCAAGGCATCTGCTGGGGCCGATGGCGACCAACCCACAGTTTGCCGAGGAAATTTCGAGGGGTATCAAGGAAATGCTGCTGGATACGGAAGACCTCAAGGTAACGCGGGGCGTAGAGGGCAAAGAAGCAAAGTTTATGGCAGCGCTGTACGGAATGAATGCGGGGGAGCAGGAATGAAACTGGAAGAATACGAGCACATCATGCGCACCGGTACGCCTAGCGACCGGGCGCGGGCCATCGCAGCAGCGAGCAATGACAAGGAGCTGAGCGAAGAGGAGTTCCACCAGCTGACGGCCCTGATCAAGGGGGCCGTGCGGCCCGGCACCCGGAAGCTGACGCCGGACGAAGCAAAGCTGTGGGCAGAGGTGGGCCGGATCAACACCCGGCTGAAGCAGGAGATGGTGGCAGCCAGTTTTACGGTGCGGGCCTTGCCGGGCGACCTGCAGGAGGACGCCATCAACATCCTCTCCAAGACCGTGAGCGGGATGATGGGCGATCTGAGCCGCCTGATGGCGGAGACCGGGGAGCCGTGATGGACCGAAAGCAATGCATCCATGTTTTTGAGATAACCCGCCCGGAATGCCTTATTTGCACCGGGCGGGATGAGAAGTGCAGGGAGTACAAAGAACATGAAGAAGAACAAGATGAGTCTCACGACAGAGCTGGATCTGACGCGGGAGGGGACGGCGGAGATGACGAGGTGGTGCATCCTCATCGCGCTGCATCAGAGCTTTGGCATTGGCGCGGCGCGGCTGAACAAGGTTCTGGCCCGGGCGGAAAAGCTGGGGCAGGAGAGTCTGGATGTGGCCATGACAGTAAACGACCGGGGGATGCCCTCGACGGACAGGAGCCTTGCTTTGCGGCGCAGCTGGATGCCGAGGAATGTAGATCCCGACTTCCGGGTGCCGGTGCTGCGCAGCCCCCGCACCCGGCGGGAAGAGCAGCTGCGGATGGCGGGCGACGTGGCGGCCAGTATGGTCTGGACGCTGTGCGCCAAGGCCTGCATGGACGAGCTGGGCTTCGGCACGGAACGGCTGCTCCGCCTGAAGGAAGAGGCGCTGGCCAACTACCGGCAGGTGAACGAAGAAGGTCACGCGGACGGGCTGGATGTGGCGATGGAGCATCTGCGCCGGTGTGCGCAGGCTGCGCTGAAGGAAGACATCGTGGTGGAGAATCAGCCGGACGAAGACCGGGCCAGGCAGAGCGAACGGGATTACGAGGAGCAGAAGCGGGCGTTTTTGAAGCGGGCCGTGATGCAGCAGCTGGGGCGAAAGGCCGGGAAGGGCGGACTGCGGATCCTGAGCGAAACGCAGATGGAAGAAAAGGCTGCTGCCGCCATGGCGCAGCTAAAGGAGAACACATGGGAAAAGCGAATCTCTACACCGTAAAGGACTACCTGACCGGGGAGGTCCTCGCAAAAGGCACAGCCGGAGAGCTGGAGGCCAGCGGCATCGTGCCGAAGGGCTACCACACCAGCGAGTGGGCCAAGCACGAGAACCAGAAGCGACGGAACCGGAAATACGCAATCTCTTTTGAGGAACGGCAGCCGGAAGTGAAGCGCGGCGAGAAAGGCCGGATGATGAGCGTCTACACCTGCTACAACGCAGCCGGAGACGTAATAGGCGAAGGCACCGCAAGGGAGCTGTGGGAGGCGGGCGTCTTCAGCAACGACAACGCGGCCTACTATACCTACAAAGAACAGGGCGGGCGCTGCATAAAGCGCGGCATCGCAAAAATGACCTGCCGAAAAGAGATGCGGAAGGTCGGCCAGAACAATGCCCGGGGTGAAAAGGCAGACTGCGCCGCAAAGAAGCCGGAGCGGCCCGTCCTGCGGAAGATAAAAGACCCGACGCCGCTGGACTACGACGTCCACGACCTGATACTCTACAACGCCATCGCCAGAAAGGAAGGCCGGCCGGAGTTGACCTACGGCTACTGGGCGGCGGCGGGAAAGCCAGCAAGGCCATAAAAATACAGACAGGCAAGCCCCCGATGGTTTTCCATCGGGGGCGTCTTCGACAAAATATAAGGCGAGATGGGTGCTGCCGAGGAGGCTCGGCGGCAGGCATATCGGTTTATATAGAGGTAAACCTCTCAGCGTTCCCGTCGGCCTTTGGCCGCGCGAGAACGCAGCTCCCCTACCGAGGGGAGCCTTTCTCAAATGAAGCGTCCGGGCGGGCGCTTTGGGGAGCTAGTATACCCGTTATCCCTGTGACGGTGATGGGCCACAGGAAAGAAAACTACACTACCAGCTCAAGGCAGCAGGAGGGTACAGGATGAAGAAGAGATATACCCGGGAGAAGAAAACACTCTGCGGAGAGGGGTACATGGAGGTGGACCTCTACCACATCACACCGGAGGAGCACGCAGCCAAGCGCCGGAAGAAGACGAGGCCCAGCAGCGAGCGGCAGAAAAAGCGGAACGCCCAGCACGCACACCGGTGGAGGGTACAGAAAGCCAACGCAAACTTTACCGTGCTGGGATTTTATCTGACCCTGACCTACATAGACACCTTTTTGCCGGAGAGCATGGAGCAGGCCCAGCGGGATTTACGCAATTACATCCGCCGGGTGAAGGCTGCCATCGCAAAGCTGTACGGCCCGGGCGCCGAGCTGCGGGTCATGGGCCTGACCGGCTGCGGACGGAAGAGCGGGCGGTACCACCATCATCTGCTGGTGGAGTGCAAAGGGCTGACCATGCGGCAGAATGCGGAGTTCCGGCAGCTGCTGGAAGACAAATGGGCCGTGCGCTGGCCGGACGGCAGCGTGGAGAGCCTCGGCACAGCCAACGCTGACCGGCTGAACCTGCAAAACAGGCTGGATGACCTGATCACCTACTTCGAGAAGCACGGACAGATGCGGTGGTACGAGACGAAGAATCTGACACTGCCGGTGGAGCGCGCCCCCAACGACACCCGATGGAGCCTCAAGCAGCTGCGCAAGGCCTGCACCGAGTGCAAGGACAACGCCTACTGGTGGGAACAGAGATACCCGGGCTGGAAGTTTGTGCGGTGCGTCGTGCCGGAGCCGGACGCGCCGGGCGACGAAAAAGAGGGCTGGGACGCAGACGAGCTGCGCTGCTATGTGGTGATGGTAAAGCGGGAGGGTGCGAAAGTTCGCACCTGACAGACAAAGTACCGGTATTTTGCGCGGTAAAAACGCGCTTTATTCGCGCGCGGGAAGAAAACGCGCAGGAAGACGGGAGGCGGGGAGTTGACCAGGGAGCAGAAACGACGGGTGCGGGAAGAGCTGCGGGCTTGTGGACAGGGAAAAAGCGACTGGGCGGGCGTGATCGCGCTGGCGATGGACTACTACGAGGCCGCAGACCCGGTGTGCAAACGGCTTTTGCAGATGCGGTATCTGGACGGGATGCCGGAGGAGCGAGTGGTGGCGAAGCTGCACATCGGGCGGACGACCTACTACCACAAGGAGCTGGAAGCGCTGAGCACCGTGGCAGTGTATGCGGCGGCGGCAGGGCTGTTATAGCATTGCCATAGCGTGATGAGGCTGGGGAGACCCGGCCTGTTTGTTCTACCTGGCTCTCAAATGTCCGCAGTAGTTTTGTTTTTCCGGCGGCGGTAGACTGGGAGGGAAGAACTACAGAGGGGAGGCAGAGCGGTGGCCAAGCGGGCATATTGCAAAAACACGGTAAAGGGCTCCCAGCGGGGGCGGAAGTACCCGCCGAAGGTGCGGGCCGAGGTGCTGATGGCCATGCTGTCGTCTGGCTCCATCTGTGCGGTAGCCCGGCGGTACGGCGTACCGGAGAGCACTATCCGCAGCTGGCTGGCCGAGGAAGCCGACCGGAGCGACGCCTTTGCAAAAGAGCGGCAGGCCGCTGCGCGGGAGATCGCCATCCGGGCCAGCCTCGGGGCGAGGGCGCAGGTGAGCTACTTGCAGAGCCGTGTGGACGAGAGCCAGCGTGCGGCCCAGGTAAGAGCCAGGCTCCATCGGAAACTGGACGAGGACACCCGCGCCCGCTGCTTTGCGGTAGGCACACTGCTCAAGAGTGATGCCGAAGAGCTGGCGGACGCCACGGAGACGGGGCTTGTGCTGTACGCTGCCGAGGACAGCTATGACCGGCAGCTGGGAGACGAGGAGCGAAAACTGCTGGACGCTCAGCTCGAGCGGTACGGCGAGCGCGTGATGAGCGACAAGAACGCCGCCGCGATGGCTGCCGTGCTGATGACCGTGGCCGAAAAGGCTGCGGCAATGGTACCCAGCCAGAGCCAGAGCGAGGGCGATGCCCCACCGCTGGTGGAGATCGGGGCCGAGGGCCGGGAAGAAAAAGGGCCGGAGGTGATGGTGGATGGAGCATAAAACATATCACGGACGCCCCGTGATCTGGTCGCCGCAGCCGAGGCAGGCAGCTTTTATGGCGCGCACCGAGGACGAAGCTCTGTATGGGGGCGCTGCTGGTGGCGGGAAGAGCGACGCACTGATCATCGAGGCGCTGCGGCAGGTACACATCCCACACTACCGGGCGCTCATCCTGCGCAAGACTTACCCGCAGCTTTCGGAGCTGATCGACAAGACCATGCGGTACTACAAGCCGGTATTTCCCAAAGCGAGGTACAACGGCTCGAGCCACTGCTGGACCTTCCCCAGCGGGGCGAAGATCTACTTCGGCAGCCTGAACCACACACAGGACAAGTACAACTATCAGGGCAAAGCGTTCGACTTTATCGGTGTGGATGAGCTGACCCACTTTACCTGGGACGAATACAGCTATGTTATGAGCCGCAACCGCCCTTCCGGCCCCGGCACCAGGGTCTATATCCGGGCCACGGCCAACCCCGGCGGCGTGGGGCATGGCTGGGTGAAGGCACGGTTTATCAGTCCGGCACCTGCCGGGACGCGGATGGTGCAGATGGTGAAGGTGAAAGCGCCGGACGGGGAGGAGATCACCCGGCGGCGCACCCGCATTTTTATCCCAAGCACCATTTTCGACAACCCGGCGCTGCTGAAAAATGACCCGGGCTACATCGGCACACTGGCCTCTCTGCCGGAGGCGGAGAAGCAGGCGCTGCTCTACGGAAACTGGGACAGTTTTTCGGGGCAGGTGTTCACCGAGTGGCGGAACGACCCGAACCACTACAAGGACCAGCGGTGGACCCACGTCATCGAGCCGTTTCCCATCCCGGAGCACTGGAAGATATGGCGGGGATACGACTTCGGTTTCTCGAAGCCGTTTTCTGTGGGGTGGTATGCAGCGGACGAGCGCGGGCGGCTCTACCGTATCAAGGAGCTTTACGGTTGCACCGGCACACCCAACGAGGGCCTGAGAAAGGACCCGATGGAACAGGCACGGATGATCCGGGAGGCAGAGGAAAATGACCCGCTGCTGAAAGGCCGGGTCATCCTGGGCGTGGCCGACCCGGCCATCTTTGACGAGAGCCGGGGCGAGAGCATCGCGGACATGCAGGAGAAAAGTCCGAACTTTCTGCACTGGATGCCCGGCGACCACACCCGTCTGGCGGGAAAGATGCAGTTTCACTATCGGCTGGCTTTCGGCGAAGACGGAAGGCCGATGCTGCAGGTCTTCAACACCTGCAAACACTTCATCCGCACCATCCCGAACCTCGTCTATGACGAGAGCAATGTGGAGGACATCGATACCACGCAGGAGGACCACATCTACGATGAGTGCCGCTATGTGCTGATGGAGAACCCCATCAGCGCCGCAAAGCACACCCAGCCGCCGCCCATGCTGGACGACCCGCTGGATATGGACCCGAGAAAGGACAAGACGAGGTTTATGAGGATTTGAACAGGAACGCGGAAAGGAAAATGGGATGGAATTTGGTAAAAAAGAGCTTGACCTGACAGCAGATGAAAGCCCCGGCGGCGAGAGTCTGGCCGGGGTGCTGGATGGTGAACCGGCGATCGGCGAGAAGGAGATCAGCGAGGCGATGGCCATCCTCGAAAAGTACAAGTCGGCCAAAGCCAGTCTCGACAAGCGGATCATCGACAACGAGGAATGGTACAAGCTGGGCCACTGGAAACAGTACGGCAACCGGGTGATGGAGGGCAAACGCGCCCCCAGCACGGGGTGGCTGTTCAACTCCATCGCCAACAAACACGCCGACGCCATGGACAACTACCCGGAGCCGAACGTGCTGCCGAGGGCGCAGGACGACGAGGAGACGGCGAAGCTCCTCTCCGACATTCTGCCGGTGGTGTTGGAACAGGCGGACTACGAGAGCGTGTACAGCGACACCTGGTGGCGCAAGCTCAAGCAGGGTACCGGCGTCAAGGGCATCTTCTGGGACCCGGCGCTGCGGGAGGGCCTTGGGGACATCGCCATCCGGAGCATGGACCTTCTGATGCTCTACTGGGAGCCGGGCGTGGAGGACATCCAGGACTCGGCAAACTTCTTCTCGCTGGCGCTGGCCGACAACGACCGTCTGACGGCCCGGTGGCCGCAGCTGGAGGGCAAGGCGGGCAGCAGCGGCATCACCGTGGGACAGTACGTCAGCGACCAGAACATCGACACCAGCGAAAAGAGCGTGGTGGTGGACTGGTACTACAAGCGGGAGAAACCCGGCGGTCAGACCGTGGTGCATTACTGCAAGTTCTGCAACGGCGTAGTGCTCTACGCCAGCGAGAACGACCCGCAGATGGCCGAGACGGGCTTCTACGACCACGGAAAATATCCCTTTGTGTTCGACCCGCTCTTTGTGGAAGAGAACAGCCCGGCGGGCTTCGGGTACATCGACGTGATGAAGGACACCCAGGACGCCATCGACCGGATGACGCAGGCCATGGACGAGAACACGCTGGCAGCGGCCAAGAAACGCTACCTTATCTCGGACACGGCGGGCGTGAACGAAGACGAACTGCTGGACACGGCAAAAGACGTGGTACATCTGGTGGGCCGTCTGGATGAGCGGGGCTTCATGGAGCTGGAGACCGCTCCGCTGCCCTCCAACACCATCGCTTACCAGCAGAACCGCGTCGCAGAGCTGAAGGAGATCAGCGGAAACCGGGACGTGAACCAGGGCGGCGCGACCAGCGGTCTGACCGCTGCTTCGGCCATTGCGGCGCTGCAGGAAGCAGGCTCGAAGCTCAGCCGGGATATGCTGAAGAGCTCTTACCGCTCCTTTGCAAAGGAATGCTATTTCATCATCGATTTGATGCGGCAGTTCTACGACGAAGAGCGGGTCTACCGCATCACCGGCCAGCAGGGCGGTACGGAGTACCGGGAATTTTCCGGCCAGATGCTGCGGCCGCAGCCGGTGGAGAGCGTGGGCGGCGTGGAGCTGGGCGCCCATGAGCCGGTGTTCGACATCACGGTGAGCGCGGCAAAGAAGAGCACCTTCAGCCGCCTTAGCCAGAACGAGACGGCGAAGGAATGCTACCAGCTGGGGTTCTTTGCCCCGGCCAACGCCGACGCCGCACTGGCGTGTCTGGACATGATGGATTTCGAGGGCATCGAGAAGGTGCGTCAGCGGGTGGCCCAGAACGGCACTCTGTACCAGCAGCTGCAGCAGGCGATGGCACAGATCCAGCAGATGGCGGCGGTCATCGACCAGCAGAACGGCTCGAACCTGAGCGAACAGGCCGGTGCTGCAGCCGCTGCCATGACCGGCGGAGGCGGTGGCGGAGGAAGCGCCAGCGCAAAAACGGTGACGAACTCTCTGGGCGGACAGGTGGGCGGCGGGACCAACCCGCTGGCCACGAAGGCTGCCGAGAGGGCAATGAATGTGAATGACCCGAATAAGTGAGGAGGGTAACATGATCAAAGTTAAAATGATGGATACGGACAAAGGCTATAGTTTGGCTGTAAGCGGCCATGCCGACTACGCACCGGAGGGGCAGGACATCGTATGTGCGGCAGTTTCTGTGCTGGTGCAGACGCTGGCAAACAAGGTGGACGCGGCTGCAAGGAGTGGGAGACTCCTGGCAAGCTGTGTGCAGCATGGCGAGACTTTTGTGGTGCAGGCACTGCCGAAACCCGGCCCGAACAATCTGATGGTCGCAAGCTGGTTTGACTTTGTGGAAGAGGGCCTGCGTGCGCTGGCGGAAGCGTATCCGGACAATGTTGAGTTGATGGTCACAGACGGCGGCGCAGATGATATGGACGAACCTGCCATGAAATTGCAGCTGTTTGCGGAGGGCGGAGACGGTGCAGCGGCTGCTGGCGGCGATGGTGCCGCCCCTGCGGCGGCAGAAAAGGCGGCGTCTGCCCCCGCCCAGAGCAAGGGCCGGGAGGCTGCTGCCGCTGAGGTAGATGAGATGCTGAGTCCGGCGGAAGAGCCGGACGCGGAGGAAGATGCTGCTGAAGGCGAGGAACAGGACGGTGCGGCAGACAAGAGCGACACCGACCCGGAGGCGCACCGGAAAGCGTTTGGCGAACTGATGAGGGGCGAGTACAACCGGGAGTTTGGCGAGATGATCGTGCAGGCCACCCAGAAAGCCTACGACAGCATCCTGAACGAGCAGGGGCCGGTGGGGCGTATCCTGAATGCTTTGGGCCAGAAGTATGGCACTACTCCCGGCGACTACGAGGCACTGGCCGCTGCGGTGGAGGGCGGCGTCGTGAAGGACGACGCCTACTACGAAGACATGGCCATGAAGAAGGGCATCAGCGTCCAGCTGGCCAAGGAGATGGACGCGCTGGAAAGCGAGAACGCCAAGCACCGTGCCGCCGAGCAGCAGCGGGCGGAAGCCGCCAAGATGGAAGCCATCCAGCAGGAGTGGGACGCCGCCGTGGAGCGCATCCGGGCTGAAGACCCGGACTTCGACATCAAGACGGCGCTGGCTGACCCGGACTTTGCCCAGATGCTCAAGCTGGGCGTGAAGATGGAGGACGCCTACAAGGCCCGCTACTTTGACGACATCATGGCCCGGAAGACTGCTGAGACCGCCAAGAAGACGGAGAGCGGCGTGGTGGAGCGTATCCGCCAGCGGGGCGCACGGCCCAGCGAGAACGGCACGAACCCCGGCGGCGCGGCGGTGCTGAAGACCGACGTCTCCAAGCTGACGCCTGCCCAGTGCGAAGAGCTGGAACGCCGGGCCATGCGGGGGCAGATCATCACTTTTTGACGAGAAGGCGCTGCTGACCGGAAGAAAACCTCTCACCGTTCCCGTCGGCTGACGCCGCGCGAGAACGGAGCTCCCC